GGCGTATGCCCAATTAAGGCTTTAGCCGGGGCAGAGCTCTAGGCACCTTACCGAGGACCCGGGACACCGACGGAGGTACGTGCGGGGCAGGAACGTGGGCCGCCACCGGAGGTACGTGCGGGGCAGGAACGTGGGCCGCCACCGGAGGTACGTGCGGGGACGTGGGGCTTGGAGCTCTAGGCACCTTACCGAGGACCCGGGCCGCCGCCGGAGCCGCCTCGTGTCGACGCGGCGGCTCCGATAGACCCTCGCCCTTAAGCGCCCCCCGCAAGCCTTCCAAAGACTTCGAGGACTCAGGGTTTCCTTTCCCTTTGAGACGGTCCCGCCACTTTTCCCTTTCCGCCTCCATGTATTCAGCCACGCTTTTGCCTTTCAGGAACTCGTCTTCGCGCCCCTCCGAGTGCTCTAGAATCTTCTTTTTGAGCTGCTCCATCTGATTTGCAAGCTCTTTCCCCTCCGTCCCCTCCATCCGCCTTACAAACTCTTTCCTCCCCTCAATACCCTCTACGCGACGCGCCTGTTCAGCGAGCTCTCGAAGGCGTTTAAGGCCTTCAAAGCTTTCGCGCAGAAATTCGAGGCCTTCGTGGCCTTCGCCCCCTTCCAAACCACCCGCCGACTTAAACAGTCTTCGTCGCATAATTCCTCCTCTTCCTTCTCCTAGAAATATAACACAAAAGAAGCGCCGAAGCGCTTCCCGGGGCCGACGCCCCCGGGTGCCTAGCGGGGGCCCTTGGCCCCCCCGGCCTCTGTCACCCCTCCTTCTTAGCCTCCAGGTAAAGGTACCCGTACGACGCCCGAGGGTTACCGGTCAGCTGATACCCCCTGCTCTTGTAGACCACCTCCCGGAACTCGCTCGTCCCGAGCCCCGCCTTCTGCACCTCTCGGCGCATGCCCTTGAGCCCGTAGGCGTTCAGCCACTTCACCAGCCTCTCGGTGTCCTTTTCGGGCCCCACGCAGCTCTGCCGGTCCCAGACGATGTCGATCGTGTAGGGGCCGTCGTTGTAGATGGCGCGCGCCTGCCACTTGGCCGACTGGGCCTCCGTCTGCTCGCTCACTTCTCGTCCTCCTTTCCGAACCAGGTCAGATGGCCCGCCGGGCAGCGGAACGTCCGCCCATTGTCCAAGACCTTTTTCTCGCCCTCGACCCGCTTCATTTTCTCACCGCACCGGCAGTCGTAGTTCCGGTATTGGAGCGCCTTCTTAAAGCGCTCCCAGCCATCCTCGTTGGTGAGCGAGACTCCGTAACCCGACGAAGTCTCGTCGGGCTGCCAGTGGAGGTACACGTAGTCCTTGTTCTTGAGCTCCGGGAAGAAGAGCTCGTCCTCCGAACGGACCTCCCATTTCCTGACCGACTCCCCGGTGTCGTCGTCCGCGAGGATCCCGTCCTCCCATTCCTTCTGGTCGAAGTAGGGGACCCACGGCCTCTCGTCGAAATACTTCTGCCCCTCCTCCTCGACCAGGGCCTGGTACTTCTTCCTGAGTTCCTTGATTGCCTCGATGATCTCTTCAGCGTTCATCCGCCTGCTCCTTGTTAAATGCCTCTTGAACGATCTCCCACGCGACCTCAGCGCGAATCACGTCGCACAGCTCTTTGGCCTCCTTCACTTTGGCCGCAGCCGCGATCGCGTCGTGCACGTAGAGCACGTCGTTTTTCGCCGAGGCCGCCGCCGTCGCCGCCGTAGTTGCAGCGTGGACACGTTCGCGATCCTGCGACGCCGCAGCCACGTATGCGCCGATCTTGGCGGCTTCCAGCTCCTCCTCGGTGACCTTGCCTCGAAGCCAACCGCGCACCGCCTCGTTCGCACGGCGCACCCGACCCCCGTCGTTTCTGGAAAGGTGCTCGACGCTCTCTGCGCACGCCACTGCCGCACTGACCAGGTACTTTGGAGAAAGCCGACCTCGTTTGTGGAGGCTTTCCAGAAAGCAGCCCAGCCATTCGGGATTGACGCACGCACGCCACACCGAGCGCGCCGGAACGTCCCCCAGGCTCTTGACCCACTCGATGCCGTCTTTGCCCAGGCCCATCTTCTGAAGCGTCGCTACCGTCTTGAGTTCCTTGATAGCTTCGACGATCTCTTCAGCAGTCATCCTTTTACTCCCTTGATAAAGTCCCGTGCGTAGTCCTTCTTGAGAAACACCGCGAAGAGCGCGAAGCCCGCACTTCCTGAGCGGCCATCGTTGTCGATGGCCCACCAGCCGTTGGGGGACCACTTATCGGGCTCGGTCACCGCCCGCCGAAGGTCCGAGCGTTCCTTCATGCCCGTGAAGTCGGTTTTGAGCTCTTCGCGAACCCAAACCTCCGCGAGCTCGCGGTCGCGCGGCCCCCCGACGTACCAGAAAACATACTCCTCCACTTTGATCTTCTCGGGGTCGGGCCAGCCGAGCGCCTCCAGTTCGGCACGGAGGGCGCGCTTCGCGGCGGGGATCGCGCCAAACTCAAACTCCGCGCTCCCCATGTAGTCGAAGTCGAAGAAGTCACCGATCTTGACCCCTTCGCTCCCTGCCTTTGCGCCCCCGCCCGTCCAGCGAAGCCGCTGAACGAGGTACGGGTAGCGGGGGATGCTGTCGGCGGCTCTCATTCGATTCCCATGTCCTTCCTGCACTTCATGCACGTCACCAACTCATTCTCCGTCGCCACCGGATGCGCCTCGTCGCAGTCCGCGTAGCGACACCGCAGGAGATCCTCGTCCGCGTCGACCCCCAGCTCCTGCCAGCTGATGAGCTTCCAGTCCGGCCGCACCCCCGACAGCTTTACGCCGTACTTGACGACCTGAACCGAGTTAAAGCCCGACAGGTGAACCTCCTTCATCGGAAAGTCCGCCGGAGCCGCCAGCAGCACGACGCTGTTGTCGTCGTACAGGGCCTCTCGAATATCGTCATCGCCCAGCACATTCTCGATGATCGAGGCCGTGGCGAACCTCTCCAGGCCGGAGTACACCATGGCCTGGAGCTCCGGTTCCTGCTTCATCAGCGAGAGCATCCGCCTCCGGGCTTCTCCCAGCCACCGGATGCCCTCCTCGCTGAGCGAGAGATGGAGCACTTGATAGCCCTGCGAGGGAATCAGGTAGTATCTCTTCTTCATTCCTCAACCTCCACCTCGATCGGGTTGCCGCCGTTGACGAGGAGCTCCAGCTCCCAGAGCACGTCGCTGCGCTTGATCTTCTTTCCCTTCCAGAAAAAGGCACTGCGCCAGGAGTGCCCTTGATTCAGCCTCCACGCCTGCTGGTGCGCGTCGCAGGCCGCGCGCGGGCTCAGCCCGGAGAGATCTGGGGACTTGACGTCCTTGATCCTCAGGCCACCAGGCCCCTGCTCGACCTCGCTGGTCGAGCCGTAGCCGATTCCACGGCTCTTCCTCGTGATCGTGACCTTCATCACTTCGTCCTTTCGTAGATCGCCGTGTACCAACCGGTACACGCCTCTGCCCACATCTTCTCCTTGCCGAGCGCCGCGCGCATCGCCGCCTGCTTCTCCTCCTGGCCGTAAGACCAGCTGAAGAAGGGCGCGAGGTCGCCGCCGTCGTGCACCACGATGAGCACCGCCTTTCGGCCGTACTCCTCGCCTCGATCTCGCCATTCCTTCTGCGAGTAGAAGGCCTTGCAGCCTCCCCCGCTCACCGGTCCTGCGGCATTGAGGATGATCTCCGCCGCCTTCCGCGCCTTGCCCCTGAGGGTCTTCGTCTCGAAGTCGCTCACGCCTTCTTCTCCGCCTGAATCTCTTCAACCTGCTCCCGCGCCCACGCCCAGGCGGTCAGCCACCGGGCGCCGTCCCTGTGGATCACCACGGCCCCGCCCCCGAACTGGCCGATCCGGGGCTTCGAGCACGTCTCCGCCCACGTGATCACGAAGAGCATCTCGGGCCGGAAGCGGTTGATGAACTCCTGGAGGAAGTCCACCAAGGCGTCCAGGTTGCCGTTCTCTTCGGAGTATACGTGCAGCGACCTGGACTTCTTGTCGAGGTTGTAGTCGAAGCCGCAACCCCCTGCGTCGCGGTCATACCACGCGGGACACTCGAAGTTCGGGTCCTCCTCCTCCTCCTCCGTAGGAGACCAGGTAAGTGTGTCCTTGATCCACTCGATCTCCTCGTCCGAAAGGTTCTCGACGCTCTCGCTCCACAGCTGATAGTTGTTCGCCATCTTTCGCCCTCTTTCCTTTTTCGAGTCGTTCCTTGATGATCTTGTCGAACTCTGCCGCAGGCAGCCTCAGCGCCACCCCCGGCTTCTCTTGATACCCACGCGCCTCCCGGACCCAGCGCTGCACTCGGTCCCGTTTAAGTCCCCACCGCTCCGCCGCCGCGCGCGTCGTGTCCAGCGCCAACCAACGCTTGACCGCGTCCTCGGCCTCTTCCCACTCGACCACATGATGGCGGTAGCGTGCCCTCTTACCTCCTTCGTTTGCGCGATTTCGCAGCGCCACGCCCATCGCCTTCAAGATGTTCGTGAAGTAAGACAACGAGAAGTTCAGGCGCGCCGCCGCCTCCGTCACCGACACGTAGCCCTGCCAGCGAAGCGAATTGACCCCGAGCCGCTTGGCGCGGCCTTTGATCGCCTCCCAGCTCCGCCGGGGCAGGAGCTTCTTTATGCCGCGAACAGAGCCGTCGGCGAACCAATCCCTGATGATCTTGTCCTCTGCCTCTGACCACCTCGCCTTGTTAGCGATCCTGAGCTTGCTCGCGCGCACAAGGCACGACGCCTTCGAACGGCGCGGCAGCTGCTCCAAGATCTTTCGCCAAACGCTCTCCTGCGTCGTCCGCCCGACGATCTTTCGATACGCCCGCCTGAGAACATCATCCTCTTCTTTGGTCCACGTCACCCGTGGCATAGGCCCTCCTTCCTATGGAGCTGACGAAGGGAATCGAACCCTCAACCCCCGGATTACAAAGCCGGAGCTCTACCGTTGAGCTACGTCAGCGGAGGCCCTGAGCGAGACGCTCAGGGCCCGATCTACGAATTCACCTCTCTTCCCGCTTCCTCCTCATCTTCGCGATCTTGAGTAGCACCAGATACCCCATGAGGTCGTCCTCGACGTCCTCTCCCGCCGCCATCCCCCGCGCCAGTCGCGAGAGCTTGTCGTCGATCCGCACGAGGATCTGCTCGACGGGATCCGCCTTCGAGAAGATCCGCACGGGCGAGAGCGCCGAGTCTCCGTACGCCGCGTTCTTCTTCTTGAGCATCTCGCCGACGCCCCAAAGGACTGCCGTCACCTCTTGTTCGAAGTCTTTCATTTGAAACACTTCCTGCACGGGTCGCACGCACCCTCGTGCTCTCCGGTCGAGAGCGACGCGGGGCACACCCGCACGTGCGGCCAGTCGTTGTATCTGCCTGATGTGTGCTTGTTGAAGACGACGTGCACGCCTTTCGGCGGCACGTCGGCCTCAGAGACGCGCGTGTACGAGACTCGCGCCACGCCCTTACGGAACCTCTCTGGCACCGCCCAGATTCTCTCGGCCACCTTCGGCGGCGTCGAGCGATCGAGCGAGAGGAGAAGCCGGATGGACTTTCGGTCTTTGATCTCGCAGGCGAGATCCGGAAGGCGCGTGGTGATCCAGAGGATGATCTCCGGGTACCTCGCTGAGAACGCGTTGATCAGCCGAACGGCGCCGAGCGACAAGTCGCCCGCGCCGTTCCAGCGGATCCAATCGACGCCCCGGGGCAAGTCTGCCCAGAGCTTCGTCGCAACCTGGAGCACCTCTTGCGGCTTTCGCGCCACGAGGTCCTCCATCAGCCGTTGATTTCGCACGTGGTGCTTTACGGCGTTAGGGAACGACATGAAGCCTTGGAGCGCGTAGCACCCCGCTGACTCCTCGCCGTAACCCATGCACACCTGGGTAGGTGAGCACGTGAGGTGCACCGCGAAGTCGATAGACACGCCGGTCTTCGAGTTCGCGGTGATATGAAGCCGATCAGGTAGGGGCTCCTGGTCGACCTCGCTGATGATCTTGAGGTGCCGAGGGCGGCTCTTTGACCAGAGAGACGGCATCACGCCTCCTTCACGTCTTCGGAGTATCCGTCACCGTAGCCGTCGCCGTTGCCGTAGCCGCCGCCGTAGGCGTCGCCGCCGCCGTAGCCGTAGCCGTCGCCGTAGCCGTCGCTGTCGCCGAAGCCGTCGCCGTCGCCGAAGCCGTAGCCGTAGCCGTAGCCGTCGCCGTTTACGCAGCCGAAGCCGTAGCCGTCGCCGTTGACGCAGCCGTAGCCGAAGCCGTCGCCGTAGCCAAAGCCGTAGCCGAAGACGTCGCCAAAGCCGTCGCCAAAGCCGTCTTCGGCGGCAGCCCAGTCTTCGACGACGCCTCGGATTAGTTTCGGGCTCGTCATCGCGCCGCCTGCACGTCTTCGGAGTAACCGCCGCCGTCGCCGGAGAGGTAGCTGCGGCCGTAGCCGTGGCCGTCGCCGTCGCCGTCGCCGTCGCCGAAGCCGTAGCCCACGCCGCAGCCGTAGCCCACGCCGCAGTCGTAGCCGTAGCCGTAGCCGCCGTAGCCGTAGCCGTAGTCGGCCATGGCCCACGGCTCAACGACTCCTCGGATCAGTTTCGGGCTCGTCATCGCGCCGCCTGCACGTCTTCGGAGTAACCGGCGCCGTCGCCGTCGCCGTAGCCGTAGCCTTCGCCGTAGCCGTAGCCTTCGCCGTCGCCGTAGCCGTAGCCGTAGCCGTAGCCGAAGCCGTCGCCGTAGCCGTAGCCGTAGCCGTCGCCGTAGCCGTAGCCGTAGCCGTAGTCGGACATGGCCCACGTCTCAGCGACGCCTCGGATTAGTTTCGGGTTCGACATCACGCTTCCTGCACGTCTTCGGAGTAACCGACGCCGTAGCCGCCGCCTCCGCCGAAGCCGTAGCCGTAGCCGCCGCCTCCGCCGAAGCCGTCGCCGCAGCCGAAGCCGCCGCCGTAGCCGAAGCCGTTGCCGTAGCCGTAGCCTTCGCCGTTGCCGTAGCCGAAGCCGTCGCCGCAGCCGTCTTCGGCGGCAGCCCACGCCTCAACGACGCCTCGGATCAGCCCCACGGCGCCGCCTCCCACGCCATCACCGCGGCTTCAGTCACCTCGACGACCGCCGTGACCTTGCGGAGCGTGATGTCCGCGGCAGGCCCGATGCGGCAACTCGCCGTGGGACCGTTCGCCGCGAGTCCCATGAAACCGCGAACGTCGCGGCTCCAGTAGATGCAAAGACGCCCTCCGCGCAGCGTGATGGTGTCGCCGTCGGTGTTCTGTGCGTAGCCGAAGAAAACGCCGCGGTGCTCGGTGGTGACGAGAACGGGGCGCTCGGGGGTGGTCTTCTTGGTCGTGGTCTTCTTGGTCGTGGGCTTCTTGGTCGTGGTCTTCTTGGTCGTGGTCATGGACATGGTCTTCTCCTGGTCTTTTTCTGACTCGTTGTGGGTCACTCGACGCCCGGCAGCTTCAGCTGCCTGCGTGCGAAGTCTTTTTGTTGTCGACGTGCCGCTGCCGTCGCCGCGACCTTCGCCGCAGCCGTAGCCGAAGCCGTCGCCGTGGCCGTCGCCGTCGCCGTCGCCATAGCCGTCGCCGCAGGCATCACCGTAGGCGTCGCCGCAGCCGTCGCCATAGCCATCGCCGTAGGCGTCGCCGTAGCCGTCACCGTCGCCGAAGCTGTAGACGTCGCTGTAGCCGTAGCCGTTGCCGCGGCCGGCGTAGCCGTAGTCGGCCATGGCCCACTTTTTGATGACGCCTCGGATCAGTTTTGGGGCCGACATCACGCCTCCTGCACGGCTTCGGAGGAGCCGTAGCATGGTCTTCTCCTGATCTTCTTCTGCTTAGTTGTGGGTCACTCGACGCCCGGCAGCTTCAGCTGCCTGCGTGCGAAGTCTTCTTGTTGTCGACGTTCTTCGTCTTCTTCAGCCTTGATGATGAGCAGCCAGTTCGACGCCGCGCGAATGATGCGCTCCTTTACCTCACCTGAGAAGTAAGGCCGCACTTCGCGCTCCTTCGGCAGGATGTTCTCCTCTGTGAGCTTCACGACACTCATCTCCTCCATGATCAAGTTGTCCACTTGCTCCTCAAGCACGAACTGCGCGGCCGCCTCCTCGTCGAAGGCGAGTACCAGCACACGGCTCGGAACGAAGACGCGGTAGAGTCGAGGGGTCATAGTGAAAGAATGGGCGCGCAGGGGATGTGGAGTCCCCTGCGCGCCCGAGGCCCTTCAGTTGAGGCGGTTGCCCGAGAGAGCCGCGATCGGGAAGTCAGCCCACGAAAGCCGGTTCTTCCGCGTGACGAAGAGGCGGAACATGCCGGGCTCGGGCCGCGCGAGCGCGCGCTCCTTCTCTCCCGGATCCTGGATCGCCTCGCAGATGGACGCGTTGGGGACCGGCAGGACGGTCATGTCCTCCGGCCCCTCGCCGTCCCCCGTCGCGAGGAGGCCCGTGGCCTCGTTCACGACGTAGCGGTAGTTCACGAGCGCCTCAGCGTGCCACTCTTGCAGGCACTCCCAGAAGACCTTGACGGCTTCCTCGCGCTTCTTGAACGTGTCTTCAGGCATGCTCATGCTTGAACTCCTCCACCAGCTTGTCCCGCAGCGCCGCGAAGGCCGCGTCCTCGTCGGCGAAGGTGCCCCGCACGATAAGGAAAAACTCTTTACCTTCCGGGAGATCCGCCTCGACGCGCGCGAAATCTTCCGAGTGGTCGTCCGTCACCTCGGCGAAGTAGTCCACCGGGCAACCGGGAAACTTCTTCGCCATGATCGCTTCGATCTCTTCTTCCACGCTCACCTCCAGAAATTCGAGAGCCGCAAGCGCTCTCCGAATCGCCGCTTCTGACGGGGTCGCGCCGTGCCCCGAGTGATTCTCCATCTCCCCCTGCTCGTGCTCCCAGAGCCAGGTGAAGACTCGCTCCATCCAGTCCGTCGGCACGCCGCCCTTGCAGCTGCGGATGCCCTCGCACTGGATCCACTCGATCGCGGCGTCGTATTCACGCCGTGAAAGCTCCTCCTCGTCTGCCAGCGGGTAGTCGTCGAGCTTCTTCTCCCACTCCTTCAGGAACTTGTAGATGGCCGTCGGCTCGCCCTTCTCGTCGAGCACCCGGAAGCTCAGGTGCTCGACCCAGCCGACGGCCCAGTGATTGAGCCGGTAGAACCCGTAGTCTCCCTCGTCCTGATCGTCGAGAAACCCCTTCTCCTTCAGCTCCTTCTGCAGCGCGTCGAAGTTGACCTCGGCGACGAGGTCCGAGTCGCGCGTCAGGAGTACCGGCCCCAGGCACCAGTGCTCGGGGTCTTTCACCGCCGGATGGTCGGGGGATACGAAGCAGTTATCCGGGAGCGTCAGCAGCTGCTTGATGTCGTCCATGTTTCTCCTTCTCTCGACCTACTCGCCCGGAGTCACCGTGATGCACTCCGGCAGGATCTCTGCGTTCTCGATCTTGGCGTCTTCGAGCCACTCCTCCGGTTCGCGATCCATCACGAGCTCGACCGCCGTGTCCTCGTCCTTCGCGATGATCTCCACGAGGATCGGGACGCGAATGTCGAAGTTGACCACCCAGCGCCTCCTTTCCTTTTCGACCTTCGCCTGCTCCACCGGCACCCGGTCGAGCGCCTTCGCGAGCTGCCCCGCGCTCTCCTCGTTGAGATACACCCGCTCACCGCTGGGCGTCTCGAAGGCGAAGCCGGGGTCGTAGCTAGCGAGCCGCCACCCCAGCACCGAGGTGATCGATTCGACGAACTCCTGCCACGCCGTCGTGTAGGCGTCGACGTTGTTCGTCGAGCCACCTCCGGGGAGCCGCCTCGGCTTTGACGCCGCGATGACCTCCATCAGCTCGTTCGCCACGTCGTGGCCCGTCCCTCCCTTGTCCCAGAACTCCGCCGGCACGCCGCCGGCAGCGTCGAGCAGCGCGGCGTGCACCCGCTGCAGAATCTCTCTCGTTTTTTCGTCCATTACTCCTCCTTGTCGAACTCGATGCTGACGGAAATCACCCTCTCAGCGTTCCAGGGGTTGTCCTCCCAGTGCCCGGCGTCGCTCTCCGTCGACTCTGGGTAGTCGTGGCACGCCGTGACGATGATGAATTCCCGCTGGCCTTTACGGACGAGCCACAGGTACATCTCCTCGATCTTGTCGGAGTACCAGTTCACGTCGGTCATGTAGAAGGCCACGCCTTCGGGCCGCTGAAACATTTCCGCCGCGAAGTTATCTTTGAGCCACTCTTCGTACTTCGCTTTGAACTCGTCCTGGATGGACGCCTTCACGGCGAGAAAGACATCACTTCGGATTCCCATCGTTCGATCTCCTCCTCCGGCGTTCCCCACGCCCTCAGTTCCTTCTTTACGTCGTAGCCGCACGCCCACTGGACGAACTCGCCCCAGTCGCCGTCGCGCGTCTCCGAGTACTCGTTGCGAAGCTTCCGGAGAAGCGCCTCAGCCGCCACGCCGCCCCCGATACATCTCGTGCACGTCCCCCAGCACCTTCGCGCCTTTGCGGGCGTACCACCCCTTGAAGCCTATGCCGCACTCGTAGTAGCGGAGCGAGAACTTCGTCTCGGGGTACTTCTCGCTGAGCGCGTCGACGATCGGCCACGGGGGTGACCCCGCCGTCAAGAACGTCAGGCGGATACGAGTCCGCTGATCGTCTCGCACGCCGCCGTCGACGTTCCATTTGGTGCCCCACTTGGCGCAGGCCCATTCGTACCAGTCCGCATACCCCAGCTCCGCCTTGAGCGCCTTCATCTTCTCAGCGAGCTCCGGAAGATCGGGGTGGGTCTTTACGAGGTAAATCTTGAGATCTTTGACGCTCGTGATCCCCTCTCCCTTGACCCACTCCCAGTCCAGCATGACCTCGGCGTCCCTCCAGCCGAGCAGCACCTCGGCGTCCGCCGTCATGGTGCCTGACGGAATTTCCCACAGCGCCGCCGGCATGGGGACGATCTTCTGGAAGTCGATCACGCCTTCGCTTCCAGCGATGGCGTCGGCGATCTCGACCCGAGACTTACCGTATATGTATAGATCGTTGTCGCACCAGTTAGGCATGGTCTTCCCCTTCCTCTTTCACGATCACCTTCCTCAGCCTCGGCGCCTCCGCCTGCGTAATCGGCGTATGCGCCAGCGCGCGATCCAGGCTCGGGATGAACCCCATGTCCTCGATCACGTGCTCTTCGGCTACCTTCCTCACAGAGAACTTCTTGCCGTCCGAGTTCGTGAGGTAGAACCCGAACACGCTCTCACACAGCCCCACTCCGAACGAGTTGTGCAGCACCACGCGGTGTCGGAGATCCGCCACGTGGAGCTTCGTCTGATCCATCCAGTGATGGATGGGCAGATAGTCGTCCACCGATCCGCCGTGGCGCTTCACGCTGTTCTTGGCGTGCGTGAGCGGATTCACAGCACTTCCAGCGCTTCGACACGGGCGCGCCGGCACGTGGAGACGTTCTCCACGAACCACCGGATGTCTTCGTCCGTGAACCCTTCCCCTTCGGGCAGACCATCGGAAAGCTCCGAGAGAGCTTCCAGCTCTTTTTTGAAGTCATCGCCCGGCTCTTTGCGAAACACGCGCCGGTAGAGTTCTTCGGCGTCCGCGCAGTTTTCGACCAGATGCCACACCCCTTCCCCGTAGGTCCATTCGTGACAGGAGGTAACCACCTCACGGGCGTGCGCCATGTTGATCAGGAGCGCGTGCGCCTCAGCCTGGGCCAAGTCGGTCCGGGCCTTATTTTCAAACCGGACTCCGTCCGTCCAGCTCCAGTACTCGTCGTTGTACTCGTAGGCGTCGGCCGTCACCAGGTAGACCATTTCGCTCATCTCTTCCTCCTATCGAAGCGACCGGTAGTCACACAGGACCACGTCGCCCTTGATGACCCTTCCGGCTCCCGTGTTGCTCTGATACAGAAGCGTCGCCGTCTCGTTGACAGGGAGGTCTTTCCAGCCGCCCTCCTCGTCGACGAGCATCTGCAGCCTGTCGAGCGGAAGCCGGATCACCTCGACGTACCCGCCCACCGCCTGCTGCATCTGTTCGAGGGTCAGCCGCCCCTTCGGGTCCTCGCCCTTGAGTTCGCTGATCGTCCCATCGGCCTTGAGAATTCGAGCCACTCGTCCTCCTCTTTCTTCTTCGTGAACTCTTCGACCTCTGCGTCCGGCCTAGTCCGTCGCAGCTCCCGAGCGATCTCTTCGGCGTCTTCGTAGCCCCTCACGCCGCCGTAGCGGAAAGGCCAGATCTGCACCCCGTCGCGGTCGACGATCGCGTAGATCTTCTTCACAGCAGATCGTTTGCGATCTCGCGCACGTTGTCGCAGTAGATCCCGCACAGCGAGTCCACCTCCTCCCCGCTGACGAGGTCCGTCACGACGGCGGCGTACACGTCGCCGTTGACGTACTTCCCGTACTGATCGACCTCCGAGCGGAGCTGCGCCTCCACCTTCTCGCGGAGGTCCTTGGTGATTCGTTTCTTGTTGAACCACTTCGTCACGCTTTCTCGCGTGGCGAAAATGAAACCGACCTGACCGGAATCCCACCGGTCGTGGAAGCTCGACGTACTGAGCGCGATGCCCGAGTGATCGAGCATGTAGACCGGCAGGATTACCACCGGTTTGAACTCCCGCTCAATCGCGGCCTCCAGATCGGCCCACCCGCCGTAGTTAGACGGGTCGAAGGCCCTCGCAGCCTTCACCTCCTCCTTCGAGCCGAGCTCGTAGCGCCGGTGCCAGCAGACGAGCTGGCCGAGGTTGTCCCCGTTTTCGCGGGGATTGTCCGGCCACTGGTCGACGTAGACGTCGAGCCGCTTGCCATTCTGCTCCATCTGAAACACGTGTTCTGCTCGCATGTTTTTCTCCGTAAACGCCAACGGGCGCCAAGGCCGAAGCCCTGGCGCCCGTTGATTGATTGCCGGCCACACCATGTGGCTGGCGCATCTTCTACCTGCAAACTCGCGAATTTACTGACCCGCTGCGCGAAGCTCGATCCGACGGATGAGCAGGTTCACGCGCCGCAGGTAGCTAGTGCCGACCGTGGTCGGATGACAGAGCCCCGTGCGGAAGCGACGGATCGATCCGTCCCAGTCCCCGCAACGCTCCAGCCCGCGAATGAGCACGCGCGCGGCGTGCATGTGCGTCCCCGCCGTGTGACGGTGCTGCCCGTCGATGGGCGCGCCCCAGCCGCCCCCTTCTCCGCGATCGCACCCGAGGTGCGTCTCGACGAATGCGACCGCCGCCATGATCTCTGAGGGGACACCAGCGTCCGCCGTCTCGGTAAGCTGCGCTGCGATCTCTGATCGCCGGTGCTCCACGCACGCGCGGTTGTTGCCGCTCATGTAAGGAAACAACGACAGGATCGCAGCGACTACGTGTTCAGGGTTCATCTTTAAAATGCCTTTCAAACTTGGTCCACGCTTCCTTTTCTTCTTCCAGTAATACGTCCTCCCTCTTGTCGATAAGCCGCATCAGCTCCTCCAGTGTAGGAGCCTCGACCTCGATGTCCACGTCCACCCCCGGCCCCTCCCACGTCACGGGCAGGACCTTTCGCACCTCATCGATCCGGTCTTCTTCAACCCCGACCGTTTCGGCCAGCTCCTCCGCCTCGTCCCACACGGCGAAGAACTGCCCCGTGGCCTGCCACCCCGTCTCCGTCCGACTGATCTCAACACCCCCGTAGCGAATCTCTTTGCGGGGCGCCGTCTCGATCTCAATCGACTTGCCGACCTCCAACCCCTCGATCTTGTCCCACACCCCCGGCGCCTGCTCTTCCCAGTAGTCCTTGTACAGCGACCAGAGCGACCACGTGAGATCGACCTTGATCGCCTCCACCCGCTCCGGCAGAGCCTTGGCCTCCTCGAAGGCCCACTCGCCGTTCTCGTCGATGCCCCCGTACTGAAAGGCGCCGTCTTCGTCGGCGATCTCGCCGCGAAGCGTCTTCTCCTTCGCCTCCTCTTCGTTCTCCGCCTCGACCAGCACCATCATGGTGCCGTGGACCGGCACCGTCACCTCGAACATCTTCATGCTTCCTCCTCGTACCTTGTCGTGTCTGCGTTCTCTTTCAGCTGCCAGATCGTTACGGTTCGCTCGTGAATCCCTCGCGAAGCGTCCGTGTACTTGTACGTGTGCCCTGACTTCTCGAGGATGCCCTCCTTCGCCAGTTTGTTGACCGCCGCGCCAAGCCAGTGCTCCGGACCAGCCTCCGGGTCGAGCAAGCCCTGAGCGACGAGCGCGTCGCGAATCTCGCGCGTGTGAACCGTGAGCTTCTGCTTCGCCAGGCGCACGGCCACCCGGCAAGCGTGTCGGACGATGCCCGCGTGGCGGGCCTCCACCTTACCCAAGGCCTCTTTCGTTTCTCCCCGTGGGTCCGCCACCGGGTACGGCGGCTGGGGCTTCATTCGTCGAGCCCCGGCCGGAATCAGGTTGGAGTTGACGACGTAAACGGCGTAACGGCCGTCCGCGAGCTGATACATCGACGCCTTCAGTCGGCGGGCGTCTGCCCGCGACCACTGGCGCCACGCCTCGCTCGGAGTGGCGTAGGACTTCATCTGCCTCCTAGTACGTGTAGATCTTTGCTTCCCAGCGGTCGTAGGGAAGCGCCTTGTCGGACATGAGCTGCTGCGCTCGGTCGATGAACCACTGCGGGACTTTGAAGTTCATGCTGGCGGCCTCGTCGAACTGAGGCGCCCGCGGGTCCCTGGGGTCGCGAACCGAAAAGTGAAACGCGGAGATGCTGACGGTCCAGTCGATCCGGACGCGGGCGATTGCTCCCGGCTGCGCCGAGTCTTGCACCCACGCCACGGTGACAATGTCGCTGGCGCTGCCGGAGCCGGCGCGCGGCACCACCGACGGCATCGGCAACCCGGCAGCGCTGACGACGCCGGGAAACTCCACGCGGAAGGCCTCCAGCGCGCGGTCCAGCTTGTCGTATTTCTCCCGGAGCACGCCCCGGTAGGCTTGAATGAGATCGTCGAAGTTCATGGACATCGCAGTCTCCAAAAGCGAGCGCCCCGCCAGCCCGGTGCCTGAAGCCGGACTGGCGGGGCGCTCATGGGTAGAAGGGGCTCCCGAAAGAGAGCTTACTACTCATAGATTCCCTGTCAAGGTATGCTGCGCCCCATGAAGCTCACTGGAGTCAGCCTCGCGAAAGAGATCAAGGCCGTCCGGAAAGACAGCAACGCCGTCGAGCGGCTTGCGCAGCTCCTCGCCTTGAACGACCTCTACGAGACCTCGGTCTACGCCCGCTTCACCTTTCCGTCCGGCACCGCGCAGCGCTCCTTGCGGGAGGCCAAGCACGTCCGCCGGCTGCTCCGTCGCTTGAAGCGCGACACGCTCCAGCTCAGCCGAGAGATCCGCGCCGCCGAGACCGTGCCCGTCACTTTGGCGTGACAGCCCACAAAAGCTCTGGTAGCTTACCCGCCGAGGTAATGATGAAGCTCACGATCCCAGGTAATGAGTTGCTAGAGGTGCTCCGCGAACAGAAGGAGCGTGTGCTCATGAAGCGTGACGAACTCAAGGCGTACGCCGAGCGTCACAAGAAGACGCACAAAAGCGGACGCCTCGACGATTGTGACAACATGACGATGGTGAACGCCCTCTTCGTGAGCATCGACAACCACCTCCGGCGCCTCTATTCGATAATTGCGGCGATCGAGCCCGCCAAGGACTATCGAATCAACGACACCCACTTCGTCAAGAACTACGTCGACGCCCCGACCGACACGCTGATGATCCCGACCGACGATGACGACGAGATCTCTACGCTTGGTCGCCTTGGGCTCAACTGAACGACGTAAAGGACTGGTTCATCATGGACATGATCAAGCTGCTGGAGAAGCTTCCGCCGGGCTACGCCGAAGACGTCGCCACCTACTCTGACGAAGACGTGCGCGGAGAGCTCGTGCAGTGTGAGGCCAACATCCACCAGGTCGAGACGGAGAAGGCCGCGGACGAGAAGCTCGCCGGCGCCAAGGCGATCGTCAAGGACCTCTCGGCGCCCTATCGAGACGCGATCAGCGCGCAGCGCGCGAAGATCAAGTACCTGCTCGCGCTGCTGATGGAGCGCGGGAAGCTACCGGAGGGGGAAGGCCTTCGCGAGGATCGCGACTGACAGGCCGTACTTCGCCGCCGTCTTCTGCAGCGGGCCGTAGTCGCTCGCCTCTTGCAGCGCCTGCATCACCTCGCCGCCGATCCCGCTCTTCATGTCGGACATGTTTTGCATGTACCGCTCGATGGCCTCTTCGCGGTCTCCGAAGAGCCCGGGCTTGGGATGAACGGAGTAGTAGCGCATCACGCGCACCTTCCGCTCTTCCTCGGGCAAGTGGTCGTGGCTCCGGTAGCGGATCCCCCGCCCGATCACCTGATCGATCTTTGAGTTGTTCCAGTGCGGCTCGGCCAGCTGGATCGACTTCGTCCCCTTCAAGTCCAGGCCCTCAGCTCCGGAAGACGACACGAGCAAGACCGGCGTCTTCCCGCTGTTGTAGTCCTTGACGAGCTGCGCCTTCTCCAGCTTGGAGAGGCCGCCGTGAAACACCGCATGCGGGATGTTCTTCTTCTGAAGCATCCGCGACATCGGCAAGAGCCCGCCTTCGAGGTAGTTCGAGTAGACGACCCCGCGATGGTTCGGGTCGTTGTTCCGCATCTCGGACAGGTGGTCGACCATCTTGCGAAGCTTGGGAGAGTGCTTCTCCTCTTGCTCGTCGGTCATGCCCGCGATGTACGGCCTCGGCGTGTTCGACACTTGCCGGAGCCCTGCCTGAAACTTGTTCAGGTTGCTGCTCTCGCTCTTGTTGAGCGGCAGGTTGTGCCGCATCTTGTAGGCGACCACCCACGGGATCTTGCCCTCGTGGAAGCGGTAGATCTCCCGCTGCATCGGCGACATGACCACCTCGTGGTGCTCGTCGATCCGATCTGGGAAGCCTTCGCCGCCGCCTTGGTAGACGTCGACGTAGCCGCGCGCGGCTTCAATCAACTCCTTGCGGTTCTTGAGATAGGGAACCTTGGACGACTGAACGCCGCGCAGCCTCGCGATGAACCCCGGCTTGATCTCTCGCTCGCCGACAAAGTGCTCGTTGAACGCGCGGGGGTCATTGGGCAGCACAGTTCTGCCCGCCGCCGTGTTGAGGAGCGGAGCGAGGTCGGCCGGGTTGTTGAACACCGGCGTGCCGGTGAGCAGGAGGCGCGCCTTCGCCTCGGCCGCCCGCCGAGCGACCTCCCGCTCGACGGAGGTGCCGACGTTGCGGATGCGGTGCGCCTCGTCGAGCACGGCGAGCGCGTCCCGCCGGATGTCCGGGTTCCGCGTAACCTTCTGATACGAGCGAATGCGCGCGTCCTCGGGCGGCTCCTCCAGGTGCTTCTCCAGCTCCTTCTGGTAGTTCGCCACGAGCGGCGCCGGCACGATCGCTTCGATCGGCAGGCCGAGCTCGTCGGCCGCCGCGATGGACGTGAGCGTCTTACCGGACCCCAAGCCGTGTGCGGCGAGGAGCCCGCCGGAAGCCTTGAGCTTCTCGATTGCTCGGATCTGGTGCGGTCGGAGTTCGGTCTTTAGCCCTGACACGCAGGGAAGAATACTACGAGAACGGGGAGGGCCCGCAGGATACGGGCCCTCCCCTCCTCTGCTTACACGCTGATTACGAAGTCGTGGGCTACGTAGTCAGCGATGCTTTCGATCTTGAGCGTGATGATCACGCTCGTGCCGGTCGGGCCGTGCCTGACGAACACGCCGTCCATCTCGCCCTTCTCGATCGGGGCGCCTCGCAGCGTCTGGTCGCACTCGCAGCAGTGAAACGTGCGGCGCGTGGACACGACCGTCCGTCCGCAGCACGTCATCGCGAATAGCGGCACGTTGAGCTTCGTGACGTCGTTAGGCGAGCTGTCCTTCTTCTCTTTCCTCTCCTTCTTCTCCTTCTCTTGCTTCACCACGGGAGTTGGCTCCGGCAGAGACGGAGACAGCCAGCCCGCCACATCATCCAGGCCCGCGTGCTTCGCGCAGAAGCACTTGCGGACCTCGCCGGATCTGTCCAGGCGGGCGCCGACTACGAGTTGCTTGCAGCCCTTGTGGTGACAGGGCAGTTTCGACTCACAGATACAGACTCGACGATAGAGGTCGTCGTCCTCGTCGCGGAGAAGCACGTGCTCCGCGCCGCAGCTTTCACATGTCGTCACACAAAAGCCTCCTTGCAGATAGAGCACCGAGCATCCTCGTCCTTCACGCTAAAGAGCGCGCGCAGCGTCACGCTCTCGGCGTGCTTCGAGAAGCACGGGCCCGGGTGAACCAACGAGCCATCGCGCAGCACGTATGCCAACGGAGCGGGAAAGCTAACGCCGTAAATCGCTGAGCGAAGGACGCTCATTTGCCGCAAGAGCCGATCGTTCACCGTGCGCCGCACGGTGTGCTGATCGAACTCTCCGACGACCATCTTCCCGCGCATCGCGGCGTATCCATGATCAGTCGGCACGATTCGAAGCGGAGGGCCGTCCATGATCTTGACGACGTCTCCCTGCAGCGTGACGCACAAGGAGTCTTTCGCCGAGAACCACGTGCGGAACTTTTTCGGCACTGCGACTTCGACCTGAGCTGTCGGAAATGGATAGTCCACGACCCCTCCAAATGAGAAGGCCCGCTACAACCGGATGTCGTAGCGGGCCTGTCTCGGTGAACTGCACAACCGAAGCCTACTGTAGTTTACTCAGCGGGTAAAGCCCCTTTCGGAGCGGACTTCCAAAGTCCTGGGTTCTGAAGGAACCACCGCTCTTCCTTCGGCGGAAGCCTTTGCCGAAGCTGGAAAAGCCGGATGTAGTCAGCCCCCGAGAGCTCCAGCGCGCGGGCGAGATCGTGCAGCCGCTTCGGGCTGATCACTCGCTTGCCGCGCTCCAGGTCGCTCAAGAAGGGGATTGACACGCCAGCCTTCTTCGCCACGTCCTCCAACACCCAGCCGCGAGAGTGCCGAGCTTCGCGCAGCAACTTGCCCAGCGTCTGTTGCCGCTGGGTCTTCGCGTCGTCTGCCTTGCTCACTGCCCGTCTCCGTAAATCTCAGTCCACTCCTCGAACGACAAGAACTCCGGTTCCGGGCCGTCGAGCCGCCACCAGCCTCCGGCCATTTGCGACAGCTGTTCGAGATCGCCGACCTCTTCGCTGTCTAGCCTGGCTGGCCCGTTCTCGACGGCGTACCACAGAGCCCGATCGAGGCCTGAGGCTTCGCTGTCGTTCAGGTACTTACGGCCGAGGTCTCGCATCCGATCCAACAAGCGCTCTCCGGCGAGATCGCGGAGCAAGTCCACGAGCTTACGCACGTTGTCGTTGTCGTCGGATGCGAGAGACTCAAGCTCCTCGTGATTCAAGTAGTGATTGCGCATTACCTCGTAAAGGTATCACAAGTCACTTCTGATCTCTCTCCTGCTTGAATGTCGCGCGCGCCTCCGCCGCGATCTCGTAGAAGTCGAGGCCCTGCCCCTCGCACCAGTGCCAGAGGTCGGCGAGGAGATCGTGAAACAAGTCCTTCGCGCTAGCGCCCTCCGGCTTCGTCTCTTCCCAGTGCGCCTCGATCGCCCTCGCCGCCTTGTTGGCGCGCCTTCGTCCGCAGGTACCGTCCCGCTTGACCTCGAAGAACGAGGCCGGCGCGTTCTTGTAACTGCGCATGCCTTGAAGCTTCATCGCTGCCTCTCATCCTCGTAGGTAGACCTCGCTCGACCCAACAACTCCTCGATGTCGATCCCCTGACCGTCGCCCCAATGCAGGAGGTCGGTCAGGAAGTCCTTGGCCACGGTCTCTGCTTCCTCTCCTCTGTCGGTGTCTCCCCAGTAGGCCTCCAGACCCATCGCCGCCCGCTTCGCGCGGTCCCGATTGCTTCGATCGGGATCGAACGCGTCGGGTAGATCGAAGTCTGCGGGCGCTTCCCGAAACTCGTACAGCTCTCGCATCAGTCCACATTCCCTTGCGCGCCCCAGCTGCCCACGGCGCGGTTACGAATCACCTCGTACCAAGTCTTCCCATCGCCCAGCTTGAGAGGGCTGTGCTCCGCGTCTCGAACCATGCCGCTCACGTACACTGAGTCGTTGATGTACATGCGTGTCGCACGGTGCCGGCGCTGACGTCCCCAGGGCAGCCCCTTCGCCGACGCCCGTGCTTCCTCCGCGTCCGCCGACGTGATCGGGACGCCGGGCTTCGTCTTGTCCCAGGTAATCTTGGTCTCCTTGACCAACACGTTCCCGCCTTCAAGCACCGGCTTGAGCCCCGGCTTCGGCACGAAGAACCACTCGCCCTGACGAAGCCAGCCGCTCTCCGGCAGACCCTGCGGCTTCAGCAGTTCGAGCGCCTCGTCGACGCTCTTGGGCGCCGCGAAGGCGGGCAGCCACGCCAGATAGAAGTTCCGCTTACGCGGGTCGTCGTTCCGGTCGAGGCCGGCGACGTAGTAACGGTCCGGATGCCGTTGCGTGGTGAAGAGCGTCTCGCCCAGGAAGTGCTGAACGTTCCGCACCGAGTGCGTGCCGTCCTCGTTCACTCGAACGTAATCGTTCGACTCGGTGTGCCAGGGCTTCTCGCACCGGCACTTCTTCCAGGTCTCGATCTCTTTGTCCGGAGTCGTGGCCACGATCACCACATCCTCCACAAAGATCCCGGCGGCGCGCAGCGCGGAGAACGGCAGGAGGCAGTGCTCCACGCCCTGCAGCACGCCGCGCAGCTCCCGCTGGTGACTGCGGGTCATCATCGACGGGCCATCATCGGCGTTCACGATGACGCGCCCGTTATCTTGGCGCACGGCCAGCGCCATGCGCTCGTAGGAACGAATTATGCTGACGCCGTCCTGGTAGATGACGTCCATCCGCCTCGTCCCCGGCGCTGAGTAGAGCCCGCCGCCCCGTCCGTAACCCCAGCCGTTGTTCTTCCCGACGCGGGAGAGCCAGCGCTTCTCGATCTTCTCGCCATTGATGAAGGCCTTGCAGATGTTGTAGTAGCTCGTCATTTCACAGTCTCCTTGCGTTGTTTCTCGAACAGTTCCAGCGCTCGCAGCAGCACACCCTTGCCGCCTTTCTTACCGACGGCGTGGTGAACTCCTGCACCCTTGGCAGCCTTGATCAGATTGTCGCCCTGTCGGTGTGACATGAGCTCGTTCAGCAAGATCACCCCGGCATACTGCCCGTTGCGGATCTTGCGGCACGCGCTCTCACACTCACCGTCGCCCTGCCCATTCCTCTCGTTAGAAATCCACTCCACCGCAACGCCCGCCGTCTGCGTCAGCGAACGCATCTTATCCTCGACGACGAAGCCGCCGAAGATCAGAACGGGGCGCCCGTCCGCCGCGAGAAGAGGGAACGGCCTCTCGGGCAGCGGCTCGGGCGCCGCCTCCGTCTCCTCTTCATCTTCCAACAAGATCATCTCGTGCTCGTAGCCCGGGCGGAGCTCGGGCAGCTTCTCGACGACGTCGAGCAGCGTGAGCGCCGCGGTCTCGGCCTTGCGCTCGGTGTCCGGAGAGATGATGCCGGACCCGATGAGGAAGTGGTTGAGCGCGTCCTCTTGAGCCGCGCTCTCGTAGACGTTTACGGCGTTGCGTAGTAGCTCCGTCGACGCTCTGACGCCGGTGAGCTTCTGTGCGTACGCCTTCTTGATCTTCTCTATCGCCTCTTCTAGTGTCACATGCCTCCTCCTAACCAATGAGGCTCTCCGCCCCTTTCTGCCGCCGCGCGCGGCAACAGAAAGGGGCGGAGAGCGAAGGAGGGGCGAGTTGTCCTCGCCCCTCCTCGTGGGTTACGCGTTCGGGTTGAAGCCCAGGGTGGTCAGCGCGATGCTGGGAACCTTCGAGCCGTCAGCGCGCGGCACTTGAACCAGAAAGAGTTGGTGTTTGGTGCGCGTGATGCCGACGTAGTAGAGGTTCTCACCCTCGATGGTGTTGACGCGGAAGGTCGACTCCAAGAGCCAGACCCGATCGAACTCAAGGCCCTTCGCCTTGTGTACGGTCATGCAGGGGATGGTGCCGTACTCGACGCCGTCGCCCTCGGCGAAGAGAGAGTTCATGCGCTGCCGCAATGAAGTGACAGTCGTCATGCCGTCTGACAGCGCGCGAAGGGCTTCAAGGTTGTCGAGGAGCTCCTCGGCCTTGTCATCCTTCTTGGCGGCGACGAGGCGTTCAACCTCGTCCTCTACAAACGCGCTCATCTGACCGAGCGCGTCCTTGAGGACGTTCGTCGTCACGCGCGCCAGGATCGCCTCAAGCTTCGCGCTCAAGTCTCTCCCGATGATGCGTGCGCGCTTGCCTCCGACGAGCAGAGACAAGCAGTACTTGGTGAGGCCGGAGTTGGTGCGGCTGATCACCGCGTCCCCGACCTTCACGCCGTCGAGAAACTCCTTCTCGCCGACGATTCGCACCTCGCCCGGGGGCGCTCCGTCTCCCGACTCGAAGTCAGGCACAAGGCGCTGAGCCAAGGCGACGACCTTGGTCGGGCAGCGATAGGTGACGCTCAAGGGCAACACCGTCGCCTTGAGCTCGCGCGTCAGCCGACCGATGGCGTCGGAGTCAGCGCCGCGAAAGCCGTAGATCGCCTGACGGTCGTCGCCGACCGCGATCACGCGGCCGCCGCGCTTTACCGCGTTCATGGCGATGCGGTACTGGCAGGCGTTCAAGTCCTGCGCCTCGTCAACCAGGACGACGTCGAAGGCGCCCGTCGAGAGGTTCATGACGGCAGGCAGGAACACTTGCTCGTCGAAAGAAATGGACGCCGCCGGCCGCCGGCTGTACTCCATGGCCGCCTGAGTCCACTCGATGAACAGGCCCTCGTGGGCCGGTGCGCTAGGGCGAAGGTCGTACTCGTACATGGCGCTCTTGATCGCGCCGCTGTCCAAGGCCAAGTTAGCCATGCACATCGCCACGAGCTTGACCATGTCACCGCGATACTCCTTCATCTCGTCCGGGATCAGCCCCCGGACGTAGTCGCGGATGCGGTAGCGGTCCACGTCCAGCCGACCGCCGCCGCGCTGTCGCATGATCGCGGCGAAGCCGAGCTGGTGCATGCCCTTGACGTACACGTGCTTCATGTCCTTCAAGCGCTCAGCAAGCTCGTCGCGAATCTTGTTGTTGAAGGCGCAGACTAGGACGCGCTTACCGCGCGGGATCCGGTTGCACGCCTCGCAGATGGTGGTGGTCTTGCCGCAGCCGGCGCGCGCGATCACCATCAGGTTCCCCGTCTCTTGAGCGACGAACCTGTAGATGTCTTCTTGAAACTTCGACCAGACTCTCGACATGTTTTCTCCTAACGCCAACGGGCGCCGGGGCCGAAGCCCCGACGCCCGTTAGTGGTGTGCTAGTGGTGCCGTTACTCTTCGCTGCCGCTGTCGCTCTTGTCCTTCTTCGGCGCGGTCAGCCCGAGCTTCTGCGCCATGGCGGGGTACTGCTCCGCCAAGATCCCGACCTTTCGCATGGTGTGCTTGTACTCCAGCTTCGCCATGTCGAGCTCGGCCTTGTGTGCCTTGGCCGCCTGAATGAGCTCCTGAAACTGCGCTTCGATGTCCGTCATGTGTCTTTTTTACTCCTTGTGTGAAACCTAGTCAAGTCTTCCAGACGTCGTTGATCCAGTCGATCACGCTGTTCTCTAGCAGCGTGATCGCCCGGGCTTCTTTGTTCTGAGCGGCCGCGTCGTCAGGCGCGTCCTTTCTCGCAGCTCGCGCCTTAAGTACGTCCTCGTAGCTAGCGAGGATCAGACGCAGTCGCGCGTCGGACGTGGGCGTTCTCTTTGCGGGCATGACGGTTGACGACGTAAAGTGTCACTGCTGCGGCGAGCTGAGCTGTGCGGGCTGCGGTGGCGGTTCCGCAATGACCCGGAGAACATCTCGAAGATACCCGGCGACGTTCTTGGGATTTGCGGCAGATGCGGCGAGCTCCAAGCGCTCCCCGTCGGTGATCGCGTCCGCTGCCGAAAGCAGCGGCGCGACGTCGACCACTGTGCCTTCACGCGCCGAGTTCAGAGTATTTTGAATCTGTTGCAGAAGCTTGTCCATGTTATTGTTCCTTCAGTGATTGGTCGTGGAACGGGCCGCAATGATGCCGAGCAGCTCCACAACCTTGTGCAGCAGCTGACGATTTTCCGCCCGGTCGTTGAGCCGCAGGGTCTCGGCGCGCACATCGCGACGCGTGCCCGGCAGGCTATACCACGCCACGCCCGCCGCCTGGTCATGCAGCGAGAGCAGCGCATTCGCCGTCTGCGTGAGCGCGTCCGCCTGTGACTGCGTCGTCGCGTGGGACGCCGCGTACAGTGCGGTGTTGGCCTGCGTGAGCGCGTTGCAGCGCGCGTTGGTCATCGGGTCGAGCCCGAGCCGCTGCGGCGCCTTGGCGAGATGCGCCCACGCCTTGTGGAGAGCTGCGTGATCGTCAACCTTTGAGAGCGCCGAGTCGCCTCGAACCTGGTCGAGAAACGCGGCTGCGCGAGCGATGGCGTCAACGGCATTGATGACTGCTACGGTCTTGTTCGACATACCTTTGTCCTCATGAACCTAAACGTCGTTCTGTCTTTCGTGATCCAGCACCAGGACGTTCTTCTGGGGCTGGTTTTCTGGCCGCTCATCACCGCCATCATGAACGTGATGTTGCGCCGGAAGTCTGCAGAGGCGTGGGAGAGCTGGGCGCTGTCCAAGCCCGTCCCCGCCTTCCTTGTTGAAGTGGTGCGCGCCGCCGGCTTTGACCCGGCGAAGCTGATGGTCGCCGGACAGCGCTACGCGCAACGCCGCGCCGGCGTAGTGCCAGCGGAAGCGTTGCGCGCAGCGCATCTGCCCGAGCCTGTGAGTAAGGCGCTCAGTGACCCGGAGAAGCTCCGGATGTTTCAAGCGCTGATCGAGTCGCTGGACGCGACGAAGCCGGAGCCTACGCCGGAATCTGCCGCCACAGCTGATTCACCAGAGACTCGCTGAGGCTCTGGATGGCGTCGGTGTGCGCCTTGCTCCCGTCGGCGCCGGAGTCGTGCGCGAACTCGTGGACGAGGACCATGGCGAGCTTGCCGAAGTCCTGTGCCACTTCCTTCGCGATGTAGACGTCCTCGCCGCTGTGCAGGCCGAGTACGTCCTTCGAGCCGAAGTCGACGATGACCGCGCGCGTGGTCGCGTCTCGCACGTGCGGGAAGAGGAGCTCCAGCGCGCGAGTGAAGTTCTTCACCTCGACGGGCGAGAGCTCGGCGAGCCGGTAGCGCTTCACGACTTGTTGCGAGTACTCGGCCTTGATCTTCTCGGGCGACGGCATCTCTGCCCGAAGTAGCGCGACGAGGCGCTTGGGCAGCGGCACGGGCGTGTGGCCGAGGTGCTCCAGGTCGCCGCCCTCGCCGGTACCGGCGACGGGTACGGCCTTGTCGCCGTAGTTCTCCTTGAACTCAGTCACCATCGCGGTGACCAGCGCAGGGGGCTGGTTGTAGAGGAAGGCCTCCTGCTCGGCGGCCTCGCTCTCAAAGCTCTTGAACAGGCGAGCGCGAAACTTCGCGTCGCCCTTCTTCGACAGCTCGTTCCAGATCTGCTGGATCGACCAGTCGATGTCGAAGTTGGACGGGACCTGACGGTCGCGGCCGGTGTCGACGTGGAAGAAGTTGTAGCCGAAGTCGTACTTCGGTCGCGTCGTGACGTAGACGCCACGGACGAAGATCTTGCCGACGTACTCCGGGTCGTCGAGCAGCTGGCCGTAGGTGGTCTGCTTGACCTCGGACGCCGGGCTGAGCTGCAGGAACCACGAACGGATCGTGTCCCACGACTCCTCCTCGATGCCGTTCAGCACGACGTCGAAGTGCCCCTCCTGCCTGTCCGCCTTGGTGATGTCGAGGGTCAGGCACTCGACGCCGAGCTTGTCCGTCTGCATCGACGGCCGCCAGTTCTCGTTGGCGCCGTTCTTGATGACGACGTCGAGGTCGAGCCTCGCGAAGACCAGCAGCGCGAGCTTCAGGCCCTCGCCGTACTGGCCGATGAAGTCCTGCCCACGCTTCGAGCTCTCGCCGAAGTAGAGCGCGTCTTCATGACGGACCGAGACGTTCTCGTTGCGGACGGTCAGCCTCTTGTTCTTCTTGTCGTACTTGATCTGCGCCTTGGCGCCGAGCTGCTTCTCGGCGTCAAAAGCGTTGGCCATCACCTCACGGATCGCGTGAGCGAGGGACCAGTTGGAGACGTAGTTGCGGGTGATCTGGTACTGGATCTTCATGATTCCTCCGACTTTCACTCCCACAATGGGAGGGAAAGTGAAGCCTTGTACCAGCAAGTCTGAATTTTTTACGGCGTAGGCGGCTTGAGCGGCGCGGGCACTTTGTCCGAGTACGCGAGGTGTTCGACGAGCCCGTCCTCGCGGACGACGCCAGGAACTTCGACGTATCCGGGTTCGAAGAACTTCCCTTGCGTCGCGCGCACCTTCGGCAGCCAGTCCTGCCCATCGTCCGGATGACGCAGCCGCAGGATGATGACTTCAGGCTCGCCCGGGGAGATTGAACGAATGACGGCGTGTGCCATCAGGTAGTTAGCCAACGGGGAGAAGGCGTTCGAGACGTGAAACTCTTCTCCCTCGGCCTTGGCCCGTTCGGCCATGCGCCGAACCTCGTGGGCTCGATGCACGAGGTAGCAGTACTCGAAGTGCTCGATCACCGCTTGGCCGTAGAAGGAATCAGCGCGCGGCTCTTCGTGTAGTAGTCGAACGCCGCCTTGCGCGCCGCCTCGACCTCCTCCTCAGGAAGCGGGAGATCGTCGGCGTTGAAGATGTTGAGGAACGTCAGCTCAGCGGCGAAGAGCGCGGCGCGCGGGGCGAGCTCGAAGTCCTGGACCAGCAGTCCGAAAAACTTCGTGAAGCGCTCAGCGGCGCTCTTGCCCGCCTCGTAGTCGTCCTTCGGCTCGCCTCGTTTCTCAATGCCGAAGGGATCTTTGACCGACCGCTCTTCGCCGATCGTGCGCTCAGCGGCGGGAGACGTGTTGATCTTGTCATAGAGCTTGATCAGGTCGTCCGCCTTGCGATCCTGCCCTGGAACGTAAACCTTCGGTTCCATCACTTCCTCACCACCTCCGTACAGGTCCCCACGGCTTTCTTCGGGTCCACGATCACAGGCGAGCTCATGGTCGCATCCTCGGCCGCCCTTGTAGCTCCCTCAGGAATGACCATGCCGTCCGGAGCGCGGTGGGGATAGATCGACTTCTTCGCACACCACCCGTACCACGCGGGCTTTGGCCCGCGAGGAGTGAACTTCTCGCGCTGGTCAAAGAAGACACAGTCGCCGCACTTGATCGTGTTCATGCTTCTCCTAGACGTTCCGCAGCACTTCAAGGAAGTGCTCCTTCATCAAGTTCTCAAGGGACTTATTGCGCACACGCCCTTCCGTGAGCGCGAGGGCGAGCCGATCAATGCCGAAGGCTAAGGCCAGATTCAAGTCGGAAGAGCTGGCGGCAGCGTGCAGCTGAACAGGACCAAACTCAAAAGTCACCTTCGGCCCAATCAGATCCGACTCTTTGACGCTCACCTTTTGCTGGAGTAGGAGCTGCGCGAGCGGGGTGTTTTGGCTCTTCTGCAGGAACTCGCCCATCACATGCCGCGCAGCTACGTCAGCGTCTTTGCTTTCTTGAAAGCGCACCGGCAGCGTCACTAAGATCGAGTAGAGCCGCCCTTGAAGCGATACTGGCGTCTTTCCTTCGCGGGCCTTTCCGGCGAGACGCTCTTGAACGCTATCAGCCGCGCCCTTCTTTTTTTGGTTCGCCCAAGGGTTAACGACGCCTTTCTGGCTCATGCCGTCCCCACAAGTACCAGGCTCCCCTCGCCTTTCAGCTGCGGGTCAGAGCAGTCAAGGTGGGAGGTCTCGTAGCCGTCAGAGCAGCGAAGCGCGGGCGCCTTTGTTTCCGGATCAACTGCGATCCCCTCTGCTCGGTAGACCTGGATGAATCGGTCCGCGCGCCCGTAGACCTTGCCGCAGCGGACGCACTGGTAGTCGGGGGACATCTGGGGCACGTGCGGTGGGTCTCCTGGCTTGAGCTTGGTTCGCGGAATCGCGTCCGCACTCAACGTGAGCGCCGGTCGCGCGCAGTCCAAGTGGGCCGCTTCGGCGATCTCATTGATGTGTACGGTACGCCCGGTGCCCGGCCCTGGCCCGATGCCGGCTGCCGACAAGACTTGCACGACCGCGTGCTTGTCTTTGATCGGCAGCCGGCACTTGACGCAGACGCACGTCGGGAGGCGATCAGGGACGTCGGGGAACACGCCCGGAGTCTACAGGTACTCTCCGGCGCGCGCTACTTTACCGGGTTAAAGCTCGCCCGAGCGGTCGAGCTTCGGAGTAGAGCCTCCGCGCACAGGCGGAAGCTCCGGTACTGCCGCCTTGCCGGCGAGCGCCGTCAGGAACTGCAGCACCTTGGCCTTGTCACTGGTCGTCGGCATCGGCAGCGCCGCTCGCACCTTGTTGGAATATCCCTTGGTTGTACCAAAGGCCCGACGGTCAAGGAGCGCGACCACGCCCATGTCCGTCTCGGAGCGGATCAGCCGCCCAGCACCTTGCTTGAGGTCCATGATGGCCTCTTGGAAGTCGAAAGAGTCCCAGGCCGACAGCGAGGCCCGCTTCTCTTCATAGCCTGCGTTCTCGATGAGGCGGTCCATCACCAACTTCTTTCGAGCCTGCAGAACGACGTCGCCCGCGTTAGGGAACGGCAGACGAGGAATGACCACGAGCCGAAGCCCGAGGCCAGGTACGTCAACGCCCTCCCAGAAAGTCTTGACGGCGAAGAGCACGGCGCGCGGCGTGTTCTTGAACCAGTCAAGGAGAGGCTCCGGGGAGCCCACCTGGGTAGAGACGAGGTACGGAGCGCCAGCTCCCTTGAGCGACCCGCGCAGGAGCTCACGGCAGCCGTCCGCGAGCTTGTTCATGTCGTCGTAGCTGGCGCAGAGAACGAAGGCGCCGCCCTTCGACGCGACGAGGAGCTCGTGAATCTCCTCGCTCATCATCGAGTAGTAGTCGTCGCCGCGCCCCGAAGGGTCCGGCGACGTCGACGACACGTACGCGGTGGACCGCGCCTTGTAGTCGAACGGCGAGGCCAGGACCTGCTTGATCGCGACCTGTCCGGGCGTCAGCCCGTACTCGCGCGCCATGTAGTCCATGCCGTTTGGCGTCGCTAGCGTCGCGCTCGTCACCACCACGCGCCCGAGACCAAGCAGCCCCGGAGCGATCAGCGGGCCAACCTCAACGGGAGTGACAACGATCTCAGGGACCTCGCCGCGCCCACGCTTCTCGACGTAGCAGAGGTAGTCTGTGTCGTCGCCCTCGATGATCTGACCCTCTTCGTCACGGACGACGTGCGTGCCCAGCACGATCTGCGCGAGCTTGCGGCTCTTGTCCACCAGTGTGGCGCCGGACTTGAGCTTTGCCCGCGCGACCGCTACGGCTGTGGCGGCCTCTTGCGCCCCGTCGTCCTCGTCGAGAAGACCGCGGGCCTTGAGCTTGCGGTAAGTCTTGTCGAGCTCGGTGTAGAGGTCTTCAAACGACTGGCGAAGCTTGTCCGTCAGACTCAGGCGCTCGCTCTTGGGCGCCACGGTTGTGAAGATCGAGTTGTAGATGTGCTCCAGCAGCGCGTGCGGCTCGAACTCAGTGCCGTCGAAGAGCCGCTTGATCGCTTCCGGATGCTTGTGATGCAGCTTCAGCGAGAAGGCCTCGCGGAAGTACTTCGGGGCCTGATGGCCCTCGTCGATGATGAGCGCGTCGTAAGGCCCCAGGATCTTCCCGCCGCCGACCGAGAGGTCATAGGCGAGGAGCGCGTGGTTCACGACGACGATCTGCGCGGCCATGGCCGCGTCGCGCGCCTTGACGTACCCGCACGTCGACTCGGCGTAGGGGCAGTTCTTCCGCACGCACTCGGTGACCCGCACCATGCTTTCGAGCGTGAAAGGCGGCGTGAAGTCCGAGAGGTCGTGGTAGCCGCCAGCCTCCATCCAGTTCGCGAAGGCGTTCTGCTCAAAGATGGGCAACCGCGTAAACGCGTCGTTCTCCCGGAGCTCGTTGAAGCGGAGCCCGCATGCGTAGTTGTTCTTGCCCTTCAAGAGCGAAAAAGAAGTCTGCTTGATCTTCCCCGTCAAGAAGGGGAGATCCTTCTCGACGAGCTGATTCTGTAGCGCCTTCTTCGCCGTCGAGATAACGACGCGCTTGCCGCTGAGAATCGCCGGCACTGAGTACGCGAAGCTCTTACCTGTGCCAGTTCCTGCCTCCAGAAACGCCACCCCGCCCTTTTCGCTGGTGAGGACTTCCTCGACCAGCTTGGCCATCGCAACTTGTCCAGGTCGGACAACTCGCGCGATGCCACGACTTGAATCGTTCAACCACTCTGCTGCACTCATGATTTCTCCTCGGGGCTTCTCCCCTGCGCGGAAAGCGAGTAGGCTTCCCAAATCACCTATACCACAAACAGGTAAGGAAGTACGAGCATGACCAACAAGGACATTCGGCGCCCTGGCGTTTACGGCGAAAAGACTCCGGCACCGGTTCCCGCTCCCACTCCCGCTCCCGGCAAGGCGGTCGCGCCCAAGACCCCGGTCTTCAATCCCAACGATCCCGCAGACCAGCTCGCGCAGCAGATGCTCAACGAAATGCCGGTTGAGGCCGAGCCAGAGGCGCGCGCGAAGCAGATCGAAGAGGTCAAGAGCAAGGCCAAGGAGTACGTCAGCCTGACCCCGGCCGAGCGGTGGCTGCGGAACATCAAGAACGCGGGCATGGAAGAGGATGAGGCCAACGAGATCCTCGACAAGGTGCTTGAGCAGGGCTACTGGGAGAAGGAGTACGCGCTCTACCATGGGCGTCTGAAGGTGGTTCTCCGCTCGCGCGACGCCGCCTCCAACCAGCGCGTCGCTAACGCCCTCGACGACGTTCGGACTTTTGATCAAGCAGTCATCAATCAAGCGCGACTCCGCGTGCAGCTCGCCTGCTCACTGGTTCGCTACCGCGACAAGGCGCTCGCCACGGCGGCTCCTGACGAGCCGATGAGCGACCACGACCGCGCCTTCCGAGAGCGCCTGGCTTTTTGCGATCGGTTCATCGCGGGGCCGATGGTCGAGGCCCTCTACCGCGCGCTCGTCGACTTCGACAACAAGACCTACGCCGCCCTCAGCGAGGGGGCGTCTTCGGGTTTTTGATTCGCCCGTCTGGGGTGGTTCGCGCCAAGGCCTCGGCGGACGGCGTAAAGCTGCCCAAGGCGGGCTCGTTTCAAGACGCGGTTTTGCAGGAGATGATCTTCCGCGAGCAGAACTTGAAGTACGCGGAAGTGTCTCTGACGACCCGTCTTTTCGAGCGGATGATCTTTTTGCTCGTCGAGATGGGAACAGACGCGGAGCAGATAATACGGCGTAAAAAGGCCATCCACGAGGACATCAACCTCTGGCTGAAGCTCTACGAAGCCGAGCTCTACCAAGACCGTTACATGCCTGAGTATCAGCGCGAGGAGCGCGAGCGGTTGAGGATCGAGAGTCAGAAGCAGGCTGAGCAGAAGATTCGCGAGGCCGAGGCGCTCAAGCGCGTCGCGTCCTTCAGCGAAGACAAGTAGACTTGGGGCATGCCGTTCGAAGATGGCCAGGACCCCGGCTATAACTCCATGCAGCAACAGGCGGGCCTCTTGCCTGCTGCGATCGCCGTTCCTCCGCCGGTCGTCTTTCCCGGACAAATCGCCGCCGCCCTGTCTATGGGCGGGCCCGGGGCGGCGATGTCTATCCTGCCGGCCAACAACATTATGGCAGGCATGCCCGGCTTCGGAGGCATGGCGGGATATCCGTCCCCCGCGGCCATGATGGGCCCGCAAACGCCGAATCCCTACATGGGGATGATGGGCAACCCGCGCTCGGCCTTCTCGCCCGCGATGCCCCCGCCGCCGCCTATGTACGCGGGACCGCAGATGTCCCCCGGCATCTTCGGCGGATCTTTCGCCCCGAGCCTCTTCAACACCCCGTACGCCGGGGCGGTTGAACAAGAGATAGCGGAGAGCGCACAAAACTACGCCAACCGAGCATCCTACGCGGGTCTCGGCGCCCGCGTAGGCGCGGTCGGTCTGGCGGGCCTCGCCGGAGCTTACGCGGGCGGAAAGTTTGGCGGAGGAATTGGCGCCGCTATCGGCGGGCTCGGCGCCATGTTCGGCATGGAGCACTTCGGAGCCGGCGCCTTTGCGCAGAACACATTCATGGAGCAAGTCATGGCTCCAAGGATGCAGCAAGCGGGCTTCGCGCGCGGCATTGAGCACCTGTCAGCGCATTTCATGCCCGTCGGCTCGGGGCCCCTCGGAGTCGGATTCAGCGCCAGCATGGCTGAGCGGGCAGCTGAGAGCCTGCAAAATCTCGGGAACTCTTCGACTTTTCGTCGAGAGACTTTCGATCGGTTTAACGCTTCAGACGTAGCGGGCATCACACAGGGCGCAGCCCACGCCGGCCTTATGAGCGGCGTTGGCAACGTCGAGCAGATGACTTCTCGGGTTCGCGACGTCGCCAAGAGCTTGAGCGCCTTCATGGAGCTCGCGCAAGAGCCGGACATTCAGCGCGCACTCCAGACGATGGGCAACCTCCGCACGAGCGGCCTCAACCTGAGCGAGACCCTCGGGGCCGTGCAGAGCGGTAGAGCCTTTGCCCGCATGGCCGGGACATCCTTTCAAGAGATGCTGGAGGTGGGCGGCAGCGCGGGCGCGGGAATGTTCCAAAACTTCGGCATGAGCGCGGGAGCGGGAACTCGCGCCGGCATGGCCAATCTCGGCATGGCGACCATGGGACAGAATGCGGGCTACATCAACCCGGCACTTATGTCCGCGCTGCGAGGCCCTCAAGGTCTCGCGGCAATGTACAACCAGTTCAGCGCCAACATGATGGGGATGCCGATGCTCGCTCCCGCGATGATGACCGCGGGCGGCGGGCTCAACGTATCTGCTCTCCAAAGCTTGGCCGCGGGCGGAGGCAACCTCTTCTCTATGACAGGGATAGGGGCGAACAACCTGTCCGCCATGGCGAGCAATCTCGGGGTTGGTGGGCTCGGAATGGCCGTCAGCATGCAGCCGATGCTGCGGGATCAAATCTCTCGGATCCTGCAGTCCCAGGGCCCGTTTGCCCAGCGCAACGTCGAGGACTCTCAGATTCTAGGGCTCGCGCGCGGAATGGGCATGCGCGGCACGCAAGGGTTTATTACGGCGGCCCGTATCGCCGGTCTTGACGAGAACGCCGCTATGGCGCGCGCGATGGAGGTAACCTCACCGACTTTTTACGCCGCACAAAGGCAAGAGGCGGCCACCCGCATGCGCGAGGCAAAGGCCGACGCGGAGCGCGTGCGGGAACAAAATATGCCGGGCGTCATGGACGTGCTTCGGCAAAGCCGGCGTGTCGGCGGCTTCATTTCTGAGGTAGAGCACGACATCCACGGAATCGAGACGGGGCTCTCGCGGCTCACGGGCGGCATCGAAGCCCAGAACTACTACTTTGCGCCAAGCTCAGACCTCGACCGTCGCCGGCAGTCGCGACTGGTTCGTTCTGGAGATTTCGCGAGGTACCTCCAGCAGCGGGGAAACCGGCCCGAGGGTGAGATCAGCGAGATGTCTTTGTACGACCGCATGCGAATCGGTTACGGGCTCTCGCAAGGCACGGGACGTCGCGGGCTGCTCGCTATGGGAGAAGGCTTTCTGCTGTCTGGCGCGATGGAGACCGCTACAGGAGGCATCCTCGGGACGGACAAAGAACTTCCCTTGGAGACATTGCGCCAAGGAGCTCGCGTCTTCGCTGAAGGCGGCCGAATGTCTCAGCAGCTCTTGCATGGGACGATGCGAGACGAGATCTCGGCGATGGGACAGATGGAAGCCACCTTTGGCGGAGGCGCCGCCGGCGAGCGGGCGCGCAGCGAGTTCGCTCGGCGCGTAGCCACAATGGGGCGCGGAGAGCGGCTAGAGACGATGGTCGGCAACGCAGCGTTCCAGACGGCGTTCAACATGCTGCCGACCGCCGCCACCAACTTCATCTCCCCTGGCAACTTGTTTGGCGGCGAGCTACGAACCTCGGGCGAGTACCGCCAGGCGTTCATCGCTTCGATGCGCGCGGCCGGAAGAAGCGAGCAGGAGGCCGCTAGGATCTTTGATCGAAACCCGAACCTGGCGATCCAACAGGTAGCGCCAGAAGCCCGGCTGATGATGACCGACGTCCAACGAGAAGGGCTGGAGCAGGGAATTGAGCTAGGGCAGAGCATGGTGCCGAGCCGCAGTAGAGCGCTGCACAACTTTGAAGAGGACCGCCGTCGCGGCGCTGAGTCGCTGCTCGGGCACAGCGGGTCCCGTGCATCGGCGCGTGCGCTCATGTCGATCATGGGAAACATCGAGGGGGTAGGCCCAGAGGGGTCGGCGAAAGCGGAGCGGACGCGGCACATTCTCGCTTCGCTGGGTATGGCGAACGCGGCGATCCGTCGTGGCAGCCCCGCGCAGCAAGAGAGCGCGCGCAGAATCATTCAGAGTATGTCTGGAGAGCTTCGGCGGACGGTGTCTCGCGAAGAGTACGCCAACATCATGTCCCGCGCGGAGGGAGTATCTGAACGCTTCCTTACCACCGAGGAAGGCACCTTGGCGGCTCGCAATTTCTCGCAAGCCATTGGCTCTCAACGGACCGCTGAAGGAATGCTCAGCGCGTTCCGCGAGGGCGAGACCCTCATGCGAAGTGGCCAAGCGGGTGAAGACGTCGTCAGCAGCCTCGACGTCTTGGGGAACATGGGGGGCCCGCTGGCCGACCTGGCCCGCGACAGGGACGCCATCGGCGGCATGATGGGCACGCGCGGGGGCTTTAGCGAAGCGAGGCTCAGCGCGAACATCGATGAGCTTGCAGCGGACCCGTCGCGCATGGCGCAGCTTCAGCAGCAGGGTCGCTACGGCCGCGTGCTCGCGGACGCACTTCGCCGCCATCGTCGGGGCGACCCAAACGCGCGGGGGCAGATCAACGAGCTGCTACAACTGGCTGGACAGCAAGCCGGTGCGGAAAGAGAAAAAGTCCGAGACACTTTCGGATACCGAGTCCGTTCAGCGATCTTGGGCAGGGAAAACGCAGAAGGCTTTGTCAACAGAGAGGTCGCCAGCGCGATGAACCCCACGAGCTCAGGCGAGCGGGGTGCCGCTTCGCAGCTACTGGACTCCGCGGCGGCAGAAATCGAGATGCGCAACGAAGGCATTGGGGGAGCAGGAGACCCCCTCCTTAGTAGCGCGCGCGAGCTGCGTGAGGCCGCTCAGCTTTTCCGAGACACAATTTCCAGCGCAGGAATGCGCGGGCTCCTTGACAGCCTCCCGTAGGTGACCCGTGGCCCAAGAACCGACTCAAGATTACAACCCGATCGAGCCGCCGACAGACCCGCTCCCGCCACTGCGACCGGAGCAGATTCCGGCAACGGCCTACGACGTGCTCAACGCTATGCACGAGGCCACTGTCGAAAACTTTCGGCAAGCGTTGGCGCCGGCGCTGAACTTTCCGTCGATGTGGCGATTGGCCAAGGCGGTAGTCTACGAACAGGGGCCCATCACGATCTACCGTTACACAGAGCAGGAGTAGCGCGTGACCTTCGTCTTCGCCCCCGGCAGGGACTCAGTCCCCTCAGCAAACGAAACCGTCGAGTACAACCCTGCTCGCGGAGCCGGCGGCGTGTTCGCCAACTTCATGCAGGGCATGACCGCGAAGTATTCCGACAACACGCGAGGCTACCGTACCGACTTCTACCGAAACACGCTGTCGCGACTTTACGTTCGAGTTGACCCGTCCGAGATGAACTTGTTTCTGGCGTCGGTCAGCGACGACCATACGAAAGAACAGCTGATACCGCGCCTCGTAGGTAATCCGACGCCCCGTCAGCCCGATCGAACAACGGGCGGCTCTGGCAGCGCCGACACGCACACACGCGCCAACCAGACCGTCGCGACGAACGGCTACCTCGACTTTTTCATCCTGCATGCGTCCATGCCGCTGCAAGAAAAGGTCGACATCAAGGAAACGCTCGCGGACAACTACGTCGCGTATTTCTTCGGCCAGTCGCCGCCGATGTGGACGTTTAACGGATGGCTCCTCAACTCTGTCCAAGACGATCAAGCCACCAACTTCCTGCGCCTCTACCTTGAAGTGCTTCGCGGCACGCAGCTCGCAAGGCGGCAGAAAGTAGTCAGCCTGAAGATTGACTCGTACATCATTACAGGCGCCATCGTCACTACGAACTTCACGTTGCAGGCGACCTCCGAAACAGCCGTTCCCTTTCAGTTTCAACTTCTGGTTAAGCGCGTCGCGATCGTTAACTACACCAGCGGCTGGGTTCCTACGCGCGCGGACACTCCCTTCGCGGCCGACCCGAATGCCATCCCGTACGACGGCCGGCGCATGCCGCGCGGCTCGCGCGCCGCGATCGCAAGCGTTCTTACGCGCCTTTCGGAAGGCCAGGGCGGGCCCGTACCGGAGCGCTCGGCGGACCCGCGAACCGCGCAACCCCCGGCGCCTACAGACGCCGTGACTGAGCAAGCGTCGGCGCAAACGCAGCCGACTCCTCAAGGGCCAAACGCGGCTGAGCGGCGACAGGCGCAGCAAGCGGCACAGCAGCGCGCGGCGCAGAGCGGGCCTTCGAATCCGAGCGGTAGCGTGACGGGCACCAGGTCCGTAGGCCCCGTCAGTACGCCAGCGAATCAAGGCCTCCTGTATACGCCCGCCAACGGGCAGAACAACGCGGCGACAAGGGCGACGCAGGCGCAGACATCTCAAGTATCCGCTCAGACTAGCGGGCGCCCGGAGACGGCGACGTTCTCCGCGCCCTCGCCCTTTGCCAGCGGTTACGTCTCTCAACAAGACGTGAGGGACTTGTTGCGATGACCACCCTCACTCAAACCCCGCCCGACAAGCTCCTCGTCGATCGCTCCCCCACTTGGTCAATACGAGTTGAGGGGATCTCGCCGCTTTCTACTCCAGGCAGTCGGACACTGTCTGTAAGTCGCGCCGGGACTGGAGTGATCTACACCGCCGTTAACGGCGTAACGACCTTTCTGCACCCCACCTTCTCTGTCGCCGTCGCCTACTCAGGAACGGTCTTGGACGTGCAGCTGCAGCTCACCTCGCCCGCCGTCCAAGGCGAGGCGTTCATTTTTACGACAACCTACGCAGACAGCGCCACCTCCACCCTGACCGTCGCGCGGTCACACCTCGCTGGCGACGCGCTCCTACTTGCGAGAAGTCCAACGCCGGGAGCGACGCAAGTTTCTCCTACTTCGCCGGTCCTGCTGACAGTCAGCACCAGCAGTCCGCTCAGCATTGAGAGCGCGCAAGTCGTCATAGACGGTAGCGTGGCTTATGACAGCTTCACCGGCTTCGTTCGCCCTGACTTTTCCGGCTCGTCCTTTCTGATCTCTTCTCTTCTTTCACTAAACGTCAGCTCGCGTCGCCATTTTCCAGAAGACGAGCCCGTAGACGTGTCTGTAGAAGTCGGCTTTAAGAGCTCTAGCGCGCTCATCGCCACTAGAACGTACGCCTGGTCGTTTAACCCAGTCTTCGACCAGACCACTACCCGCGACGCCGCCCTTCAGCTGACGAACCTCGACTACTCAAATGCGCGCGCCCTCACCGAGACGTTCCGGCAAGCCGCCCTCAACGCGCTGCGCCCTCCGCAGTCGACCGCCTCGTTCGCCGTATTGCTCTTTTACGCCGTTCAAGTGTCTAGTCTCGCCTCTATCGCCGGGTATCTGCCGGACGCTGCGCGCCTGCGCGCGGAGGTCTCTCGCCTACAAGCAAAGGACCTGGTGAGCCCTGAGACAGCCTACGAAAGCGTGGCCCCCGTCGCGCCGCTGTTTGAGCTTTTCCTTCGGGAGCTCGTCGCTATCGGACAAGCACTCCCAGAAGAAGCGGAGCTCCTCCTGCGCGCTTGGGAATCTCAAGGCGCCAGCAACCGGCTGGGCGCCGTCGCCGCCGCGCTCCTATACGCAATCCCGCTCGCAGAGTAACATCAGAGGGTCATGTCCTTTGACCCCACCGCGACGCGATCCGGAGCAGTTTTCTCAGACGTCCCGCACTACGCGGGGGCCTGGGTCTGCTACATCAACGGCGTAGAGGTCCCCGTCATGGGGTGGCAAGTGGACTCGCAGGTTTGGCAAGTCCCGAGCTTCACAATCTACTGCCTGCCCGATCCCGCGATTCAACGCCTCGGCACGGAAGACCGCATTCCCGTGCAGATCTTCTACCTAGATTACTGGGCCGAGGACAAGCCTAAGTTCCGCCTGTTGGTGGACGGCGAAATCGTCGGCTGGCACTTCTCGTCGTCTACCGGTTCGCGGACAGTAGCGTTCAGCTGCCTCGCGCACATCCATATCTTCCAGCAGCTTTACTTCTTCTTCATGACGAATGTCGACGACATCGTCGCGTCGCGGGACCCGACGATGATGACTCAAGCGCTCTCTGTCCCCGGCTTGCTTTACCCTTACGCCCTCTTTCACCAAGGCCTTCTTACGACGAGCGCCCAAGCGCAAACAGCGTCCGTACGCTACGACGCCAGCGGTCGAGCCATCGGGGCGACCACGACAATTCAGGCCACGCCGGACCCAAACACGCCGGAGGGAACCGCAGAGATCCTGTGCGCCTACGAACTTGTGACCAACGTGATCAAGGGCGTCATCTCTACGCAAGTGCCGATTGAGCGCCGTGCCGTGCCGATGATGAACTTCTTCGCGCGGCACATTCGTAAGACCCGCTTTCAAAACCGCTGGGTGCGCCTGCCTCTTTTGGAAGACGCGGACAAGCTCAACGACCGTAAGGGCGTCTTCCCGATCTTTAACGCCGCGAGAAACGACCAGGCGCTGGTCGCTATGCAACGGCAGATTTCGGCGCAGACGGGGTCTTCCGGCCCGGTCTGGAACACGCTCCAACAAGTCCTCTCGCTCGTCTACATGGAGATCGCGATGATCACGAACCCCGTGTGCGTTCGTGTCAAGCTGTCTCCCTTGGCTCCCAACCAGCCTGAAGAAGGTAAAATCCTACGCCCCTTGTCGCCCCTCGATCCCCTTACGACGTACAGGCGAGGGCAAGCGCGAACTAACGACGAGGCGACTGACCCATTTCTCCGACAAGCGATCGGCGCGGTGCAAGCTCGTCAAGAAACGGCCGCCGCTGCGGCGGCTCAGCGAGACGCCGCCCTGCGAGAGCAAGCAGCACGGCCCATCGCAGGGCTTCCATCGCTGCCGGCCGCCGCGCAGCGCTTGCTGTCGAACAGCGTTGGGCAGAGCGAAGTCATCAACTCTTTTCGCAGCGAAGACGAGATACGAGCAGCTACTGAGCGTGCGCAACAACAAACAGACGCCGAAATCACCACCGAGTACGTCAACCGCGTGCGAGACGACATGCTCGCTCGCGCCGCAAACAACGTGGCGGACATCGCAGTAGCGGAGACCACTGAGCCAATCCGCTTGGCTCAGTACTTCGTGAAGCCAAATTTCTTCTTCGGCGAAACTCCTGCGTGCAACGTCATCATGCCGTCGATGATCGACTCCTGGACCTTCGATGAGTCGTACATCAACCAACCGACGCGCGTTTACATCAATGACAGCGTGATGGCGCGATCGCTTCGCGCGCAGGGCCCGAACGCGGAGTTCATGCTGCACGCGCTCACAGTGGGTTGGCCGGAAGAAGCAAACGCAATCTTGCACCATAAGGTCGGGCAGCTGCAGGAAGCGCAGATCAGCCCCTCTGAGCACGGTGGAGAGTCGGGGCGTAACCTGCTGATCTGGCCGGAAGAGTTTTTCAAAGGCCCCGTCACATCCCGCGCAGAGCTTCCGTCGTGGTTTCAGATGCTCCAGCAGTTTGCCAACCAGGGGCGATCAACAGGAGCCACTCCCGCGAATACCCAAGCCCCCTATCAAGCCCCCGCCCCGACGCCTTTGACCGCGTCTGTGGCGGCCGCGCAGCAACCCTTCATTGTGACTACCCCCGGGCAGGGCGTCCTTCGAGCAGGAACGCCGTCGACACCTCAGGGCGCGGCCGGAGCCGCCGTCGCCGCCGGCGGAGCCGCCACACCGCCGACCGGAGCCCCTTTGCCCGGGTCTCAGGCGGCCACTACTACCCCCGAGACGCGGCGCGCAGGGGGCGTTGGAGACGCCTCGTCGATGCCGGCCTATGCCGTGCCCGCTCAAGTCCTGATTGGCGGCGCCGAGCGCGGACGAACGGTCACGCGGCTGACAGTCGGCGGGTCGAACGTTGTCCGCGACTGCCTTCAGCGCGGTTCGGGGCTTGACCCGGCGCGCTTCGTGCCGCCGGAAGCGACAGCGCCGTGGCCCATGCGCGAAAACCCTGACTTCCCGCCAAGCCGTCCCTCAGGGAGCCCGCCAAGGCGGGGGCGGCCTAACCGCGACGGGTTCCCGCCACGCTGGCTTCCGGTGCACAACCTCGACACCCGGCTCGCTATGCTGACCGTGGCGATTCGAGACCGCTTGTCTCGCGAAGCGCCTTTCAACGGTTTGACGCAGGATCAGATGACTGCTGCCGCGTTCGGTTTTACGTGGATCGTATTCACGGAGACCGGCTGCAAAACTTTCGTTTCGTGGGCGATTGCGAATCAGCGTCAATACCGCACGTATCCCGCCCGGGCGTGGACGGTCAATCCCTGGGCTACGCCGCCTAGAGCTTTTGTCGCCGGTACTAGCTTCGACGACGCGCTCACGAACATGTGGGCGATGTTCAGCTCTAACTCTTCATACATGGCCGCGCTGCAAACGATGCTTACGGGGCGCGCCCCTCCGGCACTCGCTCAGATCTTGATTGATGGCGGCGTGTATGCGTCGAGCTACTGGGATCGCTTGGGCGGGATTCGGCCTGACCTCTTCTACATGCACCTCGGCTACATCAATTACTACGCTGGGGGGCTCTCTGCCGGTATCGCGCGCACGCGCAGTTTGAGCACCTACTTCACGCGCGTGAAGCGCCTCATTGACGCTAACCAGCTCCCAGCTCTGACTGAATTTCGCGCGCCGATTGCGACGGCTTACCAGAAGCCCTTGTTTCCGCCAGAGAACGCGCAGCTGCTCTCGATAAACATTACGGATGCCACCGCGACGGGGGCGACAGCTCCGACCGGGGAAGGCGTAGGCGCGCTGTCTTCAACAGAAGCGGTCCAACAAGGAGAAGAATTCTCCGAACTCTTCAAGCTGTACGCGCAGTATGAGTACCTGAAGCAGCGCTACGCGCAGCGCTCCGCCGGGGCAAACTTGCGGTTCAACCCGTATCTCGTCGTCGGCTTCCCGGCGATGCTGTTTGACAGCCAGCGCACGGGCATGCACTCGGTAGGCTACGTCGTCGGCGTCAGTCACTCGGCCAACGCGGGTACGGGCGGGGCCTCGATGTCGACCGTCGTTCGAATGCAGTTCTGCCGCACGATCCAAGAGTTCATTTACGACGTAAGGCTCGACGCCGCGCGCTTCAACGGGCGCGTCACCTCCGCCCCGGCTGAAATCATCGATGAGATCCGCGCAGTCATCCAAGATGACTCAAAAGCGGAAGAGTTCTACCAAAAACTTCTCTACGGGGGACAACCTCCCCGGCGCACGCTCGCCTGCTTTCGCTGGGACGCCGTGCTGACTTTCTCCAAGGGCATCCGTGGCGAAGACATCGTCATTACGGGCGACACGTACTCGACGATCATCGATAACCAAGCTGCCGCGCGGGCCGCGCGACAGGAACAGGCGCGCACAGCCACCTCAATGCCGGAAGCTGGACCGGCTACGCAGGGAGACAGGAATGCGCAAGCGCGCCACAGCGACATTGCGGGTTTGCCTAACATTCCCGTCCGCTTGACGAACGCCGTAACGCCGCAGGAAGTTCGAGAGATTCTTTCGGGGGACGGGACGCAAGCTCAGCCGCAAGCTGCCGCCGCGGCCGCGGACACTGCCGAGGCCACTCCAGCAGAGAACAACCTTGAAGACCTGGGGCCGATCAGCCCTCGCCCGGGAACGGCGTACGCGGAGGCCTTTGATAACTACCACATCGCCATGCAACTGGCGTCACGCCCCGCGTGCAGCCTGGAAGACTACATTCGATTCTGGCACGGCGGCCGCACGATCAATGAGTTGCTGCGCGCGGGCCTCGTAGCCGACCCTCAAACTGAGCTCGCGTACGGGCGCTTGCGCTTGCAGGATGTCACCCGGCAGAACGCCGACGGGACGCAGACGCGAGGCAACGTGAGCCGCGCCTCCGCCACTTACTACGGACGAATCTTTAGGCTGCGACTCGGACCAGGGCAGCCCCCGGCTGAGGCTGAACGAGGATACACGACTGGACCCGAGATTCTGCCGACGGCGGAAAACAAAGGCGTCGCAGGCGAATATCCTGAAACTCGCGCAAACTGGGACACGCTCTTGGAGCTCTACCGAGATCGGGTGCGCAACCTTCTCAGTCCCACGACCTGAGGCCGGCCATGGACGACACGAAGAGCAAAGACCTAGAGCTCTGGAAGAAGTGGAAGCAGACGCGGTCCCAGCAGGACCTGGAAGCGCTGCTCAAGCAGATGGCGCCAGTCATCAGACGCGAGAGCTCGCGCTGGAGCAACATCCTTCCGCAGACGATGCTGGAGAACGAGGCCAAACTGCTGGCGATCAAGGCGTTCGAGACCTACAACCCGAACGCCGGGACCGCGCTCTCGACGCACGTCACCAACCAGCTCCAAAAGCTCTCGCGCACCGCTTACGCGCGGCAGTCGTCGGTGTCCGTGCCAGAGCAGAAGCGGCTCCTCTTCAACAACTACGTCAAGGCAAAAAGCCAGCTGGAAGACATGCACGGCAGACCACCGTCGATTGACGAGATCGCCGACCACATGCGGCTGCCTCCGAAACGGCTGCAGAGCGTCGTCGAGCTCGTCGGGAAGCGCGAGTACATGGAGTCAGGGGACGGGCCCGCCTTCATGATGTACATGGACGACCCGGAGGTCGTGCACCTCGCCTACCACGACATGACGCCGGTGCAGAAGAAGATCTTTGAGATGCGAACGGGCTACAACGGTAACGCCGTAAAGAACGCCGCCGGCATCATGCACGAGACCGGGCTGACGCAGGGACAACTGTCCTACCAGCTCAATCAGATCAAAGCCTTGCTCGAAAAGGCGCAGCGGCTACGATAGCTGCATGCCTGATCCCTCGCCCGCCGCCGGCATAGACTCGATCGTCGCGGCGCTCAGTCGCCGGTCGAACGATCAGAGGCGGACCGTCACGCAGTACGCCAATCTGGAGCCGCGCGTTGGCAACACTGGCACCCCACCGCGCCTGCTCAGCGACATCGGTTTTCAAGAGACGATTCAATTTTCTTACCTGAACGCGCACCCGGCGCACGTAATCCCGCCGGACGACGAAGAGCCGCGAACCATCCGACAGATCGTCGTCTGCGCCTACGGGCTGGAGCTGGATCGCCGCCGCTTCACCTCGCGTCAAAACCGGACAATTCGCACGCAGAGGCAGGCCCCGCACGGCGTCGCTCCCCACCCCGACGACGCGAACGTGCTCGTCTCTGCCGAACTCGATGACTTTACGAATTCAGCAGAGAAGCAGGCAGTGACGCCGCAGAACATGACGACGCGAGGGGCAGGGCCGGCGTATCACTTTCTGATCGATCGGCTGGGAAACATTTCTGTAGGACCCGCGCTCGACTACAAAACGACGACCATCCCCGCAAGGCACGACGACGCAATCTTCGTTGGGCTGGAAGGCGCCTTGGGAATCCTTCGCGCGGACTACCTGCGCGGCCTTGTGCGCGAGTACTTCGAGCTGCCGTACACCGATCCTCAAATCGACACACTAGTCGTTCTACTGGCCAAACTTTACGTGGCCTTTCCAGAAATCCGGAGAAACTTCGACAACACCGCCACCCCTGGGGTGCTGGCTACGGTTTACACCGCCGGGCAGACGCTTGCGGTAGATAAGTTGCTCAACTTTTCAAACGGCGCGTGGCGCAATCAAACCAAGAGCCCGTTCCAGTACTACCGGACGGACGACGAACCCATGCTGGTGCAGATCGACACCGAGGGCAGCTACGACCTGGCAACGGAGATATTCCGAACCGCCGAAGCTCCTCGGGCGCTCGCCGCGCGAGATGAAGCACGGGTAGCAATCGGACAGCTGGACACAGCGGGGCAAACGGCGATTGCCATGGGGGCGTATCTGAGGCTCGCTGCGCCCGAGAGGTCCTCGGACATGCAGGGGCAGTCACGCCGAGAACTGTTCGTCAGCCGCGAAAGAATGGCCCACTCGGAAGCCGCGCAGACTGGCGTTCGCGCTGCTACGACCAACCGAGGCGCGCAGACAGTTACGCCTATCTTCCCGCAAGTCTCTAACTTTGAGCCGCACGTCTACGACTATTCGCGAGGCGTTTGGGGCGACGGGACTCCGTACTGATGTCGAAAGATCTTCACATCCAGCTCATCGACCCAGCGCAACAGCGTGCGCTCGGAAACTTCACGCTCGGCTTCGGCAACCCGATCCGGGTGGAGGGGATACAGAAGCTCGCCGACCAGTGGCTGATGTTGTTCTTGACCCCTAAGGGCTCTCATCCGTGGCGCCAAACAGAGGGCACCAACTTCCCGTACCTTCTGTCTAACAACGTCGTCGATCTTGGCACCGTGCAGACCGCCGTGCTGGAGTACATCGATGACGCTACGACACAGCTGAAACAAATGCAGCGGTTCCGGCGGAACTTGCCGGACACCGAAACGCTGCAGACCGTGAGCCTTACGAGGTTCACACAGCTCAGCGACAACGCGTTCGACATTTGGGTGCGCCTGACAAACAGCGCGCAGAGCACCCTCCCTGTTCTCATTCCGTACGCGAGGATTGGCTAGGCCATGGCAGAGTACGACATCAACCAAGAAGACGTCGAAGAAGCCGCCCAGCTCCTACGCGACGTCCTGACGTCACGAAACCCGGATCACGACTACAGCCAAGGGTCAGTCCTCGGCAACACGATCGTCGACGGGCACGCTACGGTCTACGCGCTCCTCCGTCAGCAGCTCATTGAGCTCAGGAACCGCCTGTCGCTGCGTGACATCTCGCAGCTCGGTGACGCCGAGAGCGTGCGCGACGCGGCGGACGCGATTCTCGCCAACTTCTACCTGACGCGGGATCAAGGTCGCTTCGCCAAAGGCCAAGTGACGCTGCATTTTACGCAGAAGGTGGATCTACTGATCCCGCGCCGGACGCGGTTCTTCAAGACGCCGCAGCTGGTGTTCTACATCTCCGGGACGACGGACCTTTTCATCAGCTCTAGCGAGCTTCGCCCAAATCTCGACTCTTCGGGGCGAGTGATTGATTACGTCGTTCAGGTCAACCTCACGGCAGCCCGAGTAGGCGCGGTCTATAACCAGCCGGCCGGCCGCTTTGTAGGAGTCGACCCTTTCTCTCCGTTCCTTTCTTACGCCGAAAACACCCAGGCTTTCGCTTTCGGCGACGACATGCAGTCGACGTCAGAGTTCATCTCGACGTCGTCAAACGCCTTCTCGCTTCGCGCGCTCATCAACGCACGATCCAACGACGCGATTCTTCGGGGCGAGCAATTCCCCGAGATCCAGCAGCTGCTCACCGTGGGCTACGGCGACCCCGAGATGCAGCGCGACATCGCCTCCGACCCCGCGTCGGGGTACCGCCTGCACGTCGGCGGGCACGTCGATCTCTACGCCAAGCTGGAGCCGCAGGAGATTGTTGAGCGCATCGAGATCAACGCGCTCGCGCCACGCCCGGACAATCTGATCACGGTCCTGCGAGACGGAGCCCTGCCGCTTGGCACCTTCTCGGCGTACGGAGTCGTGGTCGGTGACACTCTGGTGATCGAGAGCGGTACACCTAACTCTCCGTTCCAATACGTCATCACAGCGGTGCGACCAGACGAGATTGAAGTGTCGGCCCGCGTCCCGTTTGATATCGCGACAGACGAAGAGAGCCCCATTCCCGCCCTCGCTTACCGCGTCGGCAACAACTATCCGCTCTTCAACAACAAGCTGACGCGGGGCCCGACGACCTCCGCGACGACGTCTCGGAGCTTCCGCGAATACAACCGCGTCATGCTCTCCGGGCGTCCGGTGTACCGCGTAAAGCAAGCGGTGCTCCTGAGCGCCCCCGCGCAGTACGACCCCTACCGCGACCTCGTCACCGGCACCGTCCGCTTCACTGACCGGCGAAACAGCCCCGTGGCCACGACTCCCGCGCCCGGCACGGAGCTCGGTTACTACGTCACGTGCAAGAACCCTCAGGAGGCGCAATCGACCAAAGCGGTGACCATGGTCGAAGTGGGCTGGCCGGCGGCGGACCTCACGGGACTGATCCTCGAAGTCACCTACACGTCTGTGGTTAACTTCGACGCCATCTCCGCGTACGTGACCGACGACTTCAATCGTCCGGTCGGCGCCAACCCGCTTGTCCGGTCCCACCATCCCGTTTACCTCTCCTTCTCGATCCCGTATCGTCCGCGAATCCTCCCGCGCAACACGCTCGACGTGTTCAACCCTGTTGCGTCATTCCCGGTGAGCGAGGAGACCGTCGTGTCGGCGCTCGTGACCTTCATCGGCGCAACCCCGTTCGGAACTCGCCCAGACACTGGCGCGCTGTCTCTTGTCGCGAAGGAGGCTGACGTCAACATCGCCGCGACGTACCCGTTCACGATCAGCTACGAGCTCCTGTCGCCCGACGGCAAGGTGTACCGCTACGAGACGGAGGACATCGTCACACTGTTTCCGGACAACGGCGTGACAAGCTCGGCGCGGCTGACCAACCCCCTCGACTTCGGCCTGCCTGCGGCAGGATACGAGGCGCAACTGCGTCGGCAGCTCCTGAACCTCGGGGTGAGCGACCGCACCGTGCGGTATCTTGCGGACGCAGACGAGCTGGCACTTCAGCAGCGAGGAGTCTGAAATGCCGCTTCTCAACGATCCGTCGAAGAACTTCATCAACGCGCTGTCAGCCTTTTGGAACGCCTTCTTTACGGACGCCAGGGACCTTCGCGCGTACTTTGACGGCGCGCAGATCAACCTCGGACAGCTTTACCTGGAGCTCTTGCAGACTGTTCTCGGCACGAGTCTCAGGCACGTCCCCCTCTTCAGTAAGCACTACTACAAGTACTTGGAGATTCGGGAAAGCCAGCTCTTCTATCAAGAAGGCCACTCTCCCGCGGACGACACTTACGCGTACACGCAAGAGGGGCTGACGATCGCTGGCGCACGCACTTTCACAAACAAGGTGCTGGCGCCCACCGCGACTCTCCTGGCGCTTAGAGATTATCTCGTCGAGGCCGGCGGCGTCAGCTTCAAGTCAAACCTCTTCGACGTAGACGGCGCAGGCGCGAGCCTGCCGCTGTTCCCCGTGAGATACGTCGAGGAGGTCGCGCCCGCGATGTTCACAGACCCTTCGGGAAACAACTGGGCCGCTGCAGGCGCTCGCGTTGGTGATTTCTTTCGCTTGAAGATCCTCGGCGGCGGAGACCCGACGTACACCCGCATCACAGGGATTGACGGCAACGTCCTCTACTTGGCCGTGAAGCAGCCCGACTACGTCCAAGACTTCTCGTCGAAGACCATCGCAGTCAGCGTCGTCCGAACGCCCTTCGACGCTGTACGTGTTGGAGTGCTGCCGCCCGCGCGCCCGAGCATCGCTCTTCGCTTCGCGCCGACGACGACGGACGGAGCCTCGGTGCCAGGAACAAAGACCGTCACCGTCGCTGGAGAGCCCTTCTACCAAGGTACGTGGGCGCCGCTCACTAGCTACGCGGCGGGCGACGTCGTGGAGTACCTTGGCGTCGCACAATGGGCCCGGTCCGCGCACATCTCCGGCGCGGCGTTCGACCCTGCTCGTTGGCTGCCGCTCACTGGCGCTTATGTGTACGTGTCCTCCGGGGAGAGCCCGCTCAATTGCGGGCTGGCGCGGTGCGCCTCCTCCCTTGGCGGAGTGCTGACGCTCGACCGCTCGATCAACTTCGAAGCGACGCTGTCAAACCGGGTCGACCTCGTGATCGTCGGGATGTCAGGAACCTACACAGCAGGCCCGCGCCCGGTCATCACGCTGCCACAGACCTATCTCGTGCCCGGCACCTTCTCCGTCGCCGGCACCCGCGCCTTTACTGTCCGCGCCATGGCCCCCGACGGCACCTTCCGCCTCTTGCGCGCGGGCGAGGCGGTACAAGAAGGCCTCGACTACGTCGTAAACTACGACGCGGGGCAGCTGGTCATCCTGACGCCGTGGAGTCCGATCGCCGCACCGCGCGTCAACTACACGTGGCGGCGGGAGGTCGTGACGTACACCCACGTCAACCCGACTCCGACGCCCTTCGCGTTCGCCAAGAGTCGGACTGTCCGCACGCTCGCCCTTTGGGGCACGGACGTCGAGATTGACGAGAACGCACTCTACAACAACTTTGGGTACATGCTCGATTACCGCCGCCCGACGAGCGAGCAGTACCGAACATTCCTTCGCGGCGTCGCGCAGCTCTTTCTCCTCGGACCGACGCTCGAACGCTTTGAGAGCGCCCTGAACGTCATGGCGGAGCTGCCGGTCATCAACGACGACAACGAGCTACTCCTCTCGTACGACAGCGGCGTCATCTTCACCGGCACCGACGGGCAGACGATCGACTACGCCAGCGGCAGGAACGGCGTCTTCTCGGCCGCGAACAGCAGCTTGACAGTGCCGTCGGCCGCCTTCTTCTCGACCGACATCGGCGCGCGCCTCTTGGTGCGAACGGTCGACGTGCAGGAGGAGTACGTCGTCACAGCGGTAATCAGCTCGACCGTAGTTCAAGTGGCGCCGCCTCCTCCGAATCAGACGGTCGACTACTGGGAGTTTCAGCACGCGCAACTGACTACGCGATTCCGCGCGGGCAGCTTCGCGTTCGCGCAAGAAGACGTCAACGGGACGATCACGATTCGAAACGCCAACGCGTCAAGGAACAACGGCACGTTTAAGATCCTCGCGGTCGACGACGCCTCCACCGTTGTGCTTGAGGCACCTTACGGACTCGACGACGCCACGGCGCTCAGCTGGTTCATCTCCCGAGTTAACCAGCAGACTGTGGTGACCTCGCAGAGCACCTACGCGCTGCCGCTCACCACCCCCGTCCGCAGCGACATCGCCGACCCCGCCAACGCGGGCTACCTGACCCTCCGCGCGTTCGAGGCGCTGACTACCGCGTTCCAGGTCATCGACTACGTCCGCGATCCGACGTGGTGGCATCACGTCGTCATCCCCGATCAGGTGCTGCAGCTGGACGTCGATACGCCGGAGCGGCGGCGCGTGTCGCCCGAGTACATCGAGCACGTCTACAACCCTCTCGACCGAGCGAACTTCGGCGACTTTGGCGTGGCTTACGGCGTCAACGACGAGGCGATGCCGGGGCAGCGGCGACAAGGCACGGCGTTCTGGTTCGGCGCAGACTCCGTCCAGTTCGCATTCCCACCTGGAACTCCGCTGGCCAGAATGCGAGACGTAGGCCAAGCCCTGGTGATTCGCACGCCGGGCTTCGCGGGCTCCTACCCGATCCGCAGTATCGCGACGCCGCTTTCGCCGTCGAGCATCGAGCATCAAGTGGTCGTCCTCGACCGCTTCCCGCCGCCGAGCGCCTCGACCTTCGTCCCGCCCGTGCAGCTGGACGTCGAGCTCCCGCCGCTCCTCTACCGACGCACTGTGGCCTTCGTGATGATGGACCGCTTCTTGAAGTACCACGCGATCACGATCCGCATCGACCGCAACGTCGTCCTGCCGGCGGAGTTTGTTGAAGACATCACGCGCCTGATTCGCGAGGCGAAGCCTTCGCACACGTACATCTACCTGGACGCGCTCACGGACTTCAGTGACCGTCTCCGCGTGCTCGAAGACTTCGTCGTCGGCTACGGGCCTTTCTACACCGAGGCGCTCTTCAGCGTCGACAACGTGCTGCGCTACGCACCGACCGACGGCGTGCGCTACGGAGACGCGTTCCGCTACCGCGACGACTCGACGACGATCGCCGGCGCCGCCGGGACCTACCCCTTGCCCGCGACCGCGCCGCTGCCTGTCGGCGACGTGCAGACCTCGCTCGTGAAGGTGCGCTTCGACTCGGCGGTGACCGTCAACGGCGGCGCGCGGCGCCCTGCTGAGGGCGTCGACTACACCGTGGACTACGCCACGAGCACGTTGACGATTCTGCCGTCTGCGTCCTTCGACAACTTGCTGTCGAACCTCGTCCGGTACGTACACTGTATCCGGCGCATTCGCGCCTCTGGCGACCCGCTCGACCCTGGCGAGACTCGCCTGGCCTACGGCGCGACCAACCCGCGAGTTGTCCGCGCGCCCACTCAAACTCCGCAGCAGATGGGCTTGGTGGATCGAGCGGTTCAGATTACCCTTGGGCCGTGAGCGACAATACCAGACTTGAAGCGGTCCGCCTCCGGGGAGACCTGCAGGTAGAGATCTTCCACCTGGGGGAAATCCGCCCTTTACGGCGTTACGCGATCCGTAACACGATCGTGCTCGCTGGGCTGAACTCGCCGCTCTACCTCTGGTCGCAGGACACCGGCTCGCCGACTGACTGGCGTTTCGTTCAACTGGTCCCCGGGACCGTAGGGACGCCTCCGACCACTGGCGACATCGCGCTCGGAGGCGGCCTCCCGGGCGACGCGATCACGCTGAGCGCCGGGTCGCGCACGGTTCTACCCGCCACGGGGGAGCTCATCGTCACCGGGTCTCTTACGACCTCTCAAGCTGTCGGGCAGACCCTTCGCGAAGTTGGGCTCTTCATGGGCAACGGGCAGATGTTCGCGCGCCAAGTTCACCCCGACATCGTCAAGACCAGCGCGATCACGGTCACCTACACCTGGCGCATCGCCGTCACTTCCTGAGGAGTCATGCCTAACTACGACGAGAACATTTCGTTCAAGCAGGGGTCGGACAACAACGACGCCGACGCCGCTTCGATCGTCCCGGTCGCAGACGCCGAGGTGATCTGGTCTGGTACGACAAACCGGCCGGTCGAGAACCTTCGTTCTCGGACAGAAGTCCTGCGCCGCGCGGTGCAAGACCTCCTCTACTACGCAGACTACGACCGAAGCCTCCTCCTCCGCTCCGAAGCCCTCTTCTCCGTCACCGAGCCCGTGCCGGCGAGCGGCGAATTTGAGCTCGTCGCTACCTCCGACCTTTACGTCTACCCCGCGCTCACACCGGGGCGGTTCAGCGGCGGGCGCCACTTGGGCGGTCGCGTGTTCTTCGGCGACAACCCTTACCTCGGCCCGAGCGCGGTGGACGCCCTGGTGTTTACGGCGTCATCGGCGTCGACCGGCCAGCGCGGGTACTTTGACGGCGACAGCCTTTCTGATCCGACGGCGCTGACGACCGGCGCGAATCGGATCGCCCTTCAGATCCAGTTCAACGCCTCGGCAGCTACCGGCACATTCACCTTCGCCGTAACCGGGACGCCTCGAACTCAGATCCTCGTCACGTGCGGCACGCAGTCCGGCGTGCCCAATCACGCGCAGTTCATCGCCGCGTTCAACGCTGACGTCACGTCGCAAGGCACCTTTGGCGTCGCGAACCTCCTTCGCGTCGCCTCCACCGCCGTGACTCCCGGCAGCGTCGCCGTCACTATCGGCAACGGCGCGGTGCAAGGGGCTTACGACGCCGAAGCGCACCTCGTAACTCAGGCGCAGCTCGCGGCCTTCTTCGCGGCCGTTGTGAGCGGCGTAAACCACAACCGCCTGCGCGACGGAGAAGGCCTCGCCATCGCCTTTCCGCCGGGTCCGGTGCAAGAGTATGTCGGCCCGGGCTACCCGCGCGGCGGGCGGCGGCAGGCGATCTTCGACCTCCCGACGGACCGGGCAGGGTTCAAAACGACCAACACGACGCCGCCGACGGGCTACTCGCTCTTCAACACGGGGCGGGAGCCCGAGAAGATTCCGGGCTCGGTTCCGATCGGGAAGCTGCTGGTACAGGACGGCATCACTGAGTTCGTCTTCATTGACGGCTCGCGCATCCGCCTCGGCGACGCCCCTGCGCCGATCGGCGCAGCGGGCCCTCTTCGACGGCTCCTGGCGGCGATTACGCCGGGAAGCTCTGGGGCGAGCCTGGTGGGCTACGACGGGTCGGGGAACTGGAACGCAGACGCAGCTACGCCGCCCACCGCTCTCCCCGCCGGAACCGTTGAAAACGCGCTCGACGCCGTGGTGGCGCAACTGGGAGACCTTTCTACCAACACCAGCGGCGCCCGTCGCGTTGGCTTTGAAGGTGTCAGTGGGGTCGCCAGCGTAGGGAACACGGCGCTGAACGCTATCTCAGGATCGCTCCGCGCGGCGTTGGCGGACCTCCTCAACAACAGCTCAGCCGGCATCAATCGTCGAGTGCTAGAAACTGGGCACCGAATGACTGGTCTGGCGCCCCTTCAAAAGCGTTTTGAAGATTTGGCGACGTCTACCGGGGGCGGACGGTTTATTCAGTCCACGCTAAATTCGCCAGGCAACCTCTTCTCCCTTTCTTCCCAAAAAGAAGACTTGGCGAACCTTACCCTTTTGCCGTTCGCATATAACAACAGCAGCACAGTCGACATTCCCCTCAACAATCCCGTTACTGGAGTGCTCGGCGGGACGATCACTTTCAGCACGTTGTCACAAGCTTCAGCGACCTTTCTGTCGCAAGAATTGGTAATTCAAGCGCCGTACACGTCGCCTAACCATCGACACGTCGTCGTCGAAATCAAGAACGACCCGCTTAATGCCGGGTTTTACTTTCTTGAGTCAATTAACTTTACTGTCCCTGTTCCTACTTGCGTTCTTTGTTCACTTGACGGGCTGTCAAGCCTGCCGCTCACGCCTCTTTCGGGCGCAACCCTTACATTCTACAAGGCGCACATCGAAGGGAATTCCCAGACCGGGGTGCGGGGGCGAAAGACCATTCCATCTGTGCCCGGCGTTTACGCCGACGAGCAGATCTACGGCAACGGCGTGATCCGGCGCGGGCACAACAACCTCGGTCAACAATTTTCTGAAACGGTGCTCGAAGCGTCGTGGAGCGAGCAAGATACCGCAGGCACAGGGAACGCCGGCACTGCGGCCCTCACTTTCACTAACCCCTCTACAAACATCATCCAGATTTCTGGGCTGGCAAACATGGTCAGCGGCCCTGCTGGGTCGGCAGGACATCTGCTCCTCTTGTCGACCACAGGACCCCTGGCGGTGTACAACGGAAAATGGGAAATCCTTACGGTCATAAACGCAACGACGGTTTACATTCTGAGCCCGCTCACAGTCACGGGGACCCAATCGGTATCGTGGTCTGAGCTTTACCCTCTCGTCAGAACCACCAATCGCATTCTCGCCCTAGACGACTTCCGGCTGCTGAACGGGATTGAATCCGGAACGCCGAAGGACGCGTCGCTGTCGCACCACCACGGCAGTATGTATACGCGCGTCGTACCGATCCCGCTGCCGGCCTCGGGCGCTAACGACTTGGTGCTCGGCAGCTCAATTAACCCGAGCTTTTTGACCCTATCAGACACCACTGCCGCAATCGCGCCGTTCGTCAACCAAACAGCTCTTTCCCCATTCCTGCCCGCGGGCTACACAGTGGTCGGGTATATGGTCGACCTGAGCGTTCAGCTTCGCCTTGCGGCAAATTACCCGGGCACCCTGGACGCCGTCGGCGGCGTTGCCGCGACGGGGTCTCTGACGACAGTCGACACCGCAAGCATCGGCGCGGGGCAGACGTTCACGATCAACGACGGAGTAAACCCCGCTACAACGTTCTTCTTTCAAATTGCAGGGTCTCCTGCGGCGCCCCCCGGCACCGTCGCAGTAAATCTGACGCTAGGCTGGACTGACGCTCAGGTAGCTGTCGCCTGTCAGACCGCTATTAACGGCGTCGGAAATTCCCTTTACATCACAGCCGCAACGCCAGTGGGTAACGTCATCGCCCTTCAAAACGAATACCCCGGCGCCGTCGGTAACACGACCAGTTCGGAAACTGTGACTAACGCTGGGTTTATTTTGACCAACATGACCGGGGGTTTGGGCGTCTTTGAGACCGAATGGAATCTGCTTCTACAAACGAGCCCGGGCGCAAATTACGACGTCAATAACACGCGAAGCATCTGGCGCGCGACGGGGTACAAAGTCCGGCGTCGCGGGCAGAGCGAAGACGTAAGATTTGCTGCGCACGCGCCAATTTTCCTTGGAAACGACGGGAAGGCGCACGTACAACTTGCTTCAGGCGCCCCTTCTGTCTTCGATCTCGCTGTCACCAGCGTCGTCTTCCGTCCCGCCGCCCTGCTCTGCGTCCGCACCTAGCCGCCCAGCTGCCCGGCAAACCTTCTCCGCATCATCAAGTGCAAGTTCAGTAGCCCAGCGCACGTCGCGTAGCTGGGCACGCTTGCATCCTTTACGTCGTACGCGCGGAGTTCGGCCACCAGCCGCTCGAACAAAGTTCCCGCCTCTTCAATCTTGGTCAAGTCCGGGCGAGTAGGCGAGACGCCCCAGAAGCTGCACGCGTCCGCGTAGGTGAGGGGCGCGCCCCGCGTTGATTTCAGGAACGTCGGGAGGCTCGCGTAGTGTCGGGCGTAGTGCTTGTCGGCAGCGCTCAGGTTGGCCAGGCGCTTTGGCTTTCGCACCCTCTTTTTCAGAGGCTTCGGTTCGGGCACCGTCAGCCGCGCGATCTCTCGCCAGCCCTTTTTGGTCAAACGAAATTGTCGAGTGCCCGCGGCCTCCAGGTACCCCTTTCCGCGCAGGCCCTCAGGGCCCGCCAGCTTAGCAAACACCTTGTTGCTGTCGGCCATCGGCGGACCTTCCCCGCCGAGCGAGAAGTCTTCTGGAAATCGTGCGTGCACTCGCCGAACGATGTCGTGTGCCGCTATGGGCTCCTCGGGGGTGTCTGCCCCAAGCTCCGCTGCCGCGATCAAAATCTTCTCTCGCTGGCTGAGATCCGCTTTGAGTTCGTACGTCTTTGACATAATCAGATGTTCGTAACCTTCTTGCGCGGGGCGCGGCGCTTGGCCGCTTTTGGCTTGGTCAAGGAGACAATGACGTCCGCCTGCGCGCGCGTCATCGGGCGCGCCTGCGTGTAGGCGTACCTCGCGATCTGCGCGAGGACGATTGCGTCAGCGACGTTGTCGTTGCCGACGTCGAGGCCCCAGAGCTTGTTTACGGCGTTCATGACTTCGTCTTTGTCCGCTGCGCCGCGCCCCGTCGCAAAGAGCTTGAGCTGCGTCGGCGCCACCACCCAGGGCTCGACGCGGTGCTCGGCGTAGATCTCCGCGCGCACCAAGCCGCTCACCTCTCCGAGGTCAAACTCTCGGTGCGTGCTGTTGAGGCTGGGGCCTTCCATCGCGGCTGCGACGATGTCGTGAGGGGCGCAGACCTCTCGAATAAAGCCGAGAATCTCGGCCAAACGCTGGCCGCCGCGCACCTCCCCTCTTATCTTTAGGTGCGTAGCTGCGAGGATCTGTCCTCGCTCATCCACGATGGCGGCCCCTGGTTCGCGAAGCGACTGATCGACTCCGAGGAACTTCATGACTACTCCGGTCACCCTTCGTATTCAGCAGAAGGGGTACATCCGCCCTGAAGGCTATCAAGCCATCCAGTGGGCGGTAACTGTTCCGATCAGCGTACCGCCAGGGTCACCGCCGATCGCGACGGACCCCTCTTACTTCGCCTACATGTTCGTCGTCCGCCAGGTTGGCGGCTTCGAGACCTTTGAGCGCGTCGCGACGCTGCTCGACGTCACAAACCTGCCTCCCTGCAATATCGTCTGCCTCGACCTTCGTGGCGTTGGTGGAGACGTCGCGCTGGCCTCCGTCGTTCCGGGGCAGACGGTCGGCTTCACTAACCCTCCGTCAACCTGGCTCACTTCCGAGGCTCCTTACACCGACACTGAATTCGCCGTCCTAGCTCGACAAACCCGCGCCTCCGGCGGCGACGCTTCTTGCGGACCTGTGGGCTTGGTCATTCCGAGCTACAACTTCTCCCCCGACGACATCGGGCGCTGGGTGTACCTGTCTAACTTCACCGACCCTGGGAACAACGGCTGGGCTCGGATTGTATCCTACTTGGGTAATGTTGCACAAGTTGACCGGACATTCACCTCTCCGGGCGTGAGCGGCAACTGGGCTTTTTACTTCGTGAAGATCGACCCGAGCGCGGTCCCGGCCGGCGTCGAACCGAAGTACTTTCCGACCGCGGCGGCGAACCTGACATGGAAGCTCATGCAGGGCGCGACGATGCTCGCGACGGGCAACAGCGGCGTGACCTTCCGCGAGCCGAGCCCTACGCCGCTCAGCCTGACGACTCGATTCACGCAGATCCTCCCCACCGCCCAGGCTGTTGAAGACCTCTTTCTCGTGTCGCGGCAACAAGTAGACGCGCTGCAGCGCGCGGCGACGCAGAATCAGACCGCGTTCCTGAACACCATCACGCACACGATCGGACCCTGACATGGCGTGGATCAGTCTTAGCCAAAAAGAGGAAGTCATTCCTCGGGACCCGCCCGACGCGAGCCTGTACGACGTGACCTTTCGGGTCGTCGCGACCGGCGACATCGCGCCCGAGATCTTCGTGCTCGACGTGGCGACGGACACCTACCAGCACGTCGCGCTGGTGGCTGACATGCTCTCTTGGCCTCCGTCGCGCAGCGAGGCGCTCGACGCCTACAAGCCGTACTACCGCGCGGCGGAGTTCACGAGAAGCTTTGACAACAAGGGGCAGGCGTCAGCCTTCGCCGCTGTAACCCGCGCGCGGGTAGACATCCTCACGCGCCTCTGGGCGACGAGCACCAACACGACCTTTGGCGGCGAGACCGCTTACGTGTACAACTCGGAGTCGCCGTGAGCACGATCCCCTACGTCACGCAGGTTCGCCGAGCCATCACGCTCGGCGACGGGTCGGTGAAGCTTGAGGTGACGTCTACGATCACAGATCGCGGCGACCTCCCTTTCCCCGACCTCTTTGTCCTGACGATCGTGAACACGGCCGATCCTCGATCCGACGTGCTCGCGCGGATCGCTACGCCCTTCGACATCCGCCAGACCGACCCGTCCGCGCCAAGGTACATCCGGGTTGTCTCCAGCGACGTGCTGATCGTGCCGCCGGACACCTTCGTTCGTATCGCCAACATCAACGACATCACCGAGCTGCCCCGCGACCGGGTGCACGCCGTACAGACCGGACGCACCGTCTACCTCTCACGCTCCTGCACGCTCATCTACGACAACCTGACGACCGCAGACGCTGCCTACCGGCAGATCATCGCGAGGCTCTCGTCGCTGGTTACTGAGTGGCGAACCTCATTTACGGCGTTCGCGACCAATCCCTCGCAGCAGTATGCGCTGCCGCAGGCGAGCGCCTCGGTCGAGGCAGAGCGCACGGCGGCGTACGTCGCGGCGCGCGACGCGCGAGTGGCGGCCGAAGCCACTCGCGACGCCGCCGTCACGGCCGCGAACGAGTGCGATCAAAACTGTCTGGCGACGCGCGAGATCTACAACTTTCTCGTCACGGACGTTGCCTTTCTGGAGACAGCGCGCGGCGTAGTCAGTGGCATCACCGAGACGGTCACGGGCGGGACCGGCGTCGCTTCGACGAACGCCAAGAACTTCGTCCTCCAACAGGGAAGCTACGTCGGCGACGCGCGCTCCTATCAGGCGCTCCTCACCACCAAGACGTCGCAACGAGACGACTACGCGCGGCGAGTGACCGCCTGTCAGGCCCGATGCCAGACGCTGGCCAACGACGCGCTGACGGCGCAGAATAACGTCAACGCGGCCCAAGCGGCAGAGCGAGCGGCGCTCGCCTCCGTTTACGCCGTCTGCCCTACCTTTAACCCCAACACGGTGTGACGATGGACCTCTACAACGACCCGGGCCACTCGACCCTTCAGATGCTCTTCCACCGCCATCCCGGCGCGTATGACCTCGTCAAGCACGCCTCGTTCGAGGATCGGCGAGACCAGATCCCCGCGTCCGCCTTCGCGTGGCCGGATCGATCGAGCTTCCCGGTGCACACGCCGGAGCACGCGGTCGTTTCGTACCTCTACGCCAAGCACGGGGCGGAGCAGACCAAGATCGCCTCTGAGGGGCGGCGCGTGCCGCTGGTGCCGAAGGAGGTCGTCGCTGAGATCGAGGAGGCCCTCGACGCGTACGGCATCCCAGTCGACTACCTCGCGCCGGTCGAAGAGAAGGTCGCGGAGTTCGATCCCGACGAGTGCATCTTCCCGGAGGAGCGCCTCTACCCGGTCCGCGACGCCGAAGAGGTCAAGGTCGCCGAAGAGCGCCTGCTTGAGCAGTACCGCCGGATGCGGCCGGAGACGCGCGCCAACGCCTTCGCGAAGCTCGCGGAGGCGGCGGAGCGCCACGACGTCTCGCTCAAGCCCGAGTCGCTCAAGTGGTCGGGGCTGGCCGTGACGGATCGCCAGAAGCTCGCGGAGACGCTGGCGTCGCGCGCGACGATGGCAAAGCAGGCGGAAGTGAAGGAGGCCTTCAACAAGATGGCCCGAGCGGTGATCGAAGACCGCGCCGGCCTTCGCGACCAGGTGACGCGCGTGAAGCTCGCCGAAGCGATCGGAGACCTCGACGCCATGGCCGGCTTCGACAAGCACTACGACCGTCGAGTGCCGGATCCCGTGGCGGCGGTCTTCAACTCGACCGTGAAGCTGGCTGCCAACATGCTCGATCTCGGCGGGCAGCTCGTCGACACCGCGAAGCTCGCGTCGCTGCCGACGTCGTTCTTCTCTGACGCGCTCGGGCCTGATGTCGTCTCCGAGATCGCCTCCGGCGGTCGGGTCGACGCGCAGAAGGTTGCTGAAGTGATCAACACCCTCCCGGCGGACATGAAGCAGGACCTCGCCCGGCACCTCAAGGCCGCTGGCGTCCCGGTGGTCGCGGGCTGATGTCTGCCGCGTCCGAAATCCTGCGCGACCCGCACGTCGAGATGTCCGTCGCTTGGGTCGCGGCGCAAAAGGTTCTGGGACTGACCCTTCCTGCGTGGGAGCCGGACACGATTCGTATCGAGCTGGAGCGGGCGAAGATTCCGCCGACTGACGAGCTCATGGCCAAGCTGCTCGGCGCGCAGACGGTCGTCACTGGCCCGGTTTGGACCTACGACCACGACGTGCTCTTCGCCCTGGCCTTGGCCTGCGACGGCGTCTCCGCTTCTGGCGAGGCGATCCACCACCCGACGCCCGAGCAGCTTTGCTGGGTGGTCCGCGAGCTCACCGCGCTCACCGACCACACCTTCACCGAGGACGACGGCTTCGACCCCGACACGATCGACCCGGCCATCGCCGTAGTGCTGCACGACGAAGGTCTCGCGCTGGCGCCGAAGGAGCTCGCCTTTTGCCAGGACGTGCTCGACACCCTGCTCGTCGGGGAGAAAGATCTCCCGGCGCGCGCCCGCAAAGAGTGGCAGACGGTCGAGAAGATGCCTTTGGACGCTTTACGGCGTATGCTGCAGGGCGAGCCAAAGTCCGCCGTCGACGCCCAGGTGCATCGTCTGATCGAGTGCCTCCTGTACGTGACGGAGCGGATGGACCGCCGATCACGACAGAATGCAGACCTCCAGCACTCCATCTAACATCAAGAAGATTCTGGCCGGGACGCGGTCGCAGTTCGCGGAGAAGCTCCTCGTCTGGGAGGGCAAGCAGTTCAGCCTGACAGACTACCCGATGTTTCGGGCGGTCTACGACGCCTCTCCGCAGAAGATGCTCCTGAAGACTTGCCGGCAGGTCGGCAAGAGCATGACGCTCTCGACCTTCGCCATCGGCGAGTGTCTGGCGATCCCGCACTTCAAGACCTTCTTCATCGCGCCGACCAAAGAGCAGACGCAGACCTTCTCGGTCTCGCGCGTCGGGAAGTTCATCCTCTTCTCCCCGCTGGTCCGGGACATCTTCGTCGACACCGACACCACCAATCGCGTGCTCGCGCGCTACTTCTCGCACGGGTCGCAGATCGAGTTCAGCTACGCCTCGGACGACGCCGACCGATGCCGTGGCCGCTCTTGCGACCGGCTGATGCTCGACGAGGTGCAGGACATGTCACTCGACGTAATCCTGCCGGTGATCAAAGAGTGCCTGGCGGCGTCGAAGCGGGGCTCCTACGAGACTTACTGCGGCACGCCGAAGTCGATGGAGAACGGGATCGAACACCTCTGGGAAGCGTCGAGCCAGACCGAGTGGGCGGTCAAGTGTCCCGGATGCGGCAAGCACTCGATCCTCGTCAGCGAGACTCAGGTAGGGCGGCGCGGCCCGGTCTGTAAGAGCTGCGACAAGTACCTGAACCCGCGCGAAGGCGTCTGGGTAGACATGCACCGCCTGCCTCCTGATGAGGATGGACAGGTGTATCAGACGAAGGGGTATCACATCTCGCGCCTCATCATGCCGCAGTACGTGCCGGCGGCGTGGCCAGAGGGGCCGCAGAGGGACGCGGCTCTGTCAAAATGGAAGAAGGACGTCCTACAGAACCTTGAGGGCGCCTCGGCGTACCCAATCTCGGTCTTTCGAAATGAGGTTCTCGGTATCAGCGACTCGCAGGGGCGCCGGCTGGTCAGCAAGGAGATGCTTCAAGTCGCTTGCGACGGGCCGCTCATCAGCCGCACGCCGACAAGAGAGAACCTCAGCCAAGTGACGAAGATCGCAGTCGGCCTTGACTGGTCCGGCGGCGGAACGGCGATCACCACGGGCGACGGGGGCGTGCAGATCAAGTCCCGCACGGTGATGACCATCATCGGGAAGATGGGGCTTGGACGGACGCGCCTCCTCTACTTCAAGATCTTCCCTGGCACGTCCCCGCTCAGCGAGTTTGAAGAGATCTTCGAGACGCTGGCGCTCTATGACCGAACGACGCACTACAAGATGTTCATCGGCGGCGACGCGGGCGAGGGCAATATGTCGATGGACATGCTCCGCAACAAGATCCAGAACCCGCAGCGCGTGATCAAGTTTCGGTACTCCGGCAACGCCGCCGCTTACATGAGCTGGAACCGGAAGGGGAAGTTCGTGACGGTGAACCGAACGATCTCGATCGACTCGCTGATGACTAGCTTCATCCGTAAGGAGTTTCAGTTCCCCAGCGAACCCTCGAACGTCATGGACCAGCCGTTCAAGGACATCATGGCTGAGTACGAAGAGGTCATCGGTCAGTCGGGAGCGACGAGGAAGGTCTGGCGGCACGCGCCTAACCAGCCTGATGACTTCTTGCACTCGCTCAACTTCGCAAGGATGGCGCTGCAGATCGCGAACAACGAGATCAACCTGACGTCGTCGATCGACGACGATTGACGGCCAAAGAAAACCGCCCCTTTGGACGCGCCGAACGGCGCGGGGCGGTGCCTCCAGGACGGAGGGCTTACAGAGACCTCAACCAGTCCCTGAGAAACGCGGCATACTCTGGCCGCGAGCAGATGCGGGACGTCTTCACGTCCCTCGCGAACACCGCCGCAAGGGGCTTGAGAGCCTCTCGCGGGATGAGATCGGCCACGAGGGCCGCGTACTCGCCCGGGTGCGCGTCCACCCAGGCGAGGTCGACGTCATTGCTGACGTCTTCAATCCAATTACCGGGCTCGGGGACGCCCAGCATGGTCAGGCTACAGGCCAGCCGGGTCCACTCCCGGCTGGCCGCGCATTTTTGGGCTTGCCTCCCGAAGGAGTCGAGCCACCCCTGGACACCGTCCGGGGGCGTCATCGGTCGAGCTTGACCGTGAGCCCGGGCGGGAGGACCCGCCCGGGGGCCCAGAAGTAGACCACCGCCGTAGCGGGGTCGATCTCGCTGCCCGGGTTGCCCGGGTCCCCCACGCAGACGTGGAGGAAGTTGACGTTCCGGGCGGGCACGCCCGGGGCCACCAGCTCGGGCTGGTGGTGGCCCTTGCGGGCGCGCACCAGCCCGAGCTCGTCTTCGGAGAGGTCGGAGAGGAGGCACGCTGCCTCCACCCCGGCCACGCCCTCGACCCTGAAGTACCGGCACGCCCCGAAGGACGCGCCTGACTTCCTCACTTGTTCGGTCACTTCCACGTACTGGCCATCTCTGGCCAGTTCGCGGAGGACTCCCGCCGCGCGCGGGCCCTCCTCGTCGGCGGGGAGCGCCGCGAGGTGGGGGATGTAACTTCCGGCGGGGCGCCGGAAGTACGCCGCGCCCTGCTTGGGCGCGGCGATGGTGTTGTCGATGGCGCGGAGCACGAGCTCCGACGCCGCCCAGGAAGGCAGATGGTTTCCCATACTGCCTTTTACCCGCAAAACACCTTTTTTACGGCGTTTTCATGACGCGGTCGTAGACGTACTTGAACACGGCAGTCCGAGCGCAGCGTAGACGTCGTGCAGGCCCCAATTGACGGCCAAAGAAACCGCCCCTTTGGCCGCGCCGAACGGCGCGGGGCGGTGCCTCCAGGACGGAGGTCTTACGAGCAGCGAGCGATGCAGGTCTCGCGGTACACGCGAGACCCCCAGTCATCCAGCTCGCGGTACGAAGGTGCGCGGTCGAGCCACTCGACCGCTTTTTTTGCGGCGAAGTAGCTCCGCTCTGCGTCGCGGCGGTAGGCCCACCCGCGCCCGCGCCTGTAGTGCTCGTCCGCGAAGGCGATAACCTTCGCGTACGCGGACGACAGCTCTTCCGGCGATGCCGCCGCCGCCAGAGCCTTTGCCTCCGGACCGTTAAGTCCGGAGGCCCAGATAGACAGGGTTTTGAGAACGATTCGACGCGCTTCAGACAGATGGTTGTCCATACTGCCTTATACCCGCGTTTACGCCGTTTTCATGACCCGGTCGTAGACGTACTCGAACACCGCCATGCCGCGCTGAACGTCCGCCGCCGCGCGGTGTTCCTGCAAAGCAGGCAGTCCGAGCGCCGAGTAGACGTCGTGCAGACCCCACTTGCTGAGACCCTTCTCCATCGCGATGAGCGCGGAGTAGCTCTGGATGTCGATGAAGCGGCGAGCCCAGAAAGGGTTTGTCACGCCGGCCCGTCGGAGCTCGGCCTCCATGAAGCCCCGGTCGAAGGGGACGTTCTGGCTGACGAGCACGGCGTCTCGGAGGACGAGCGAGTTGAGCATCTGCCAAGCGCCCTTCTGGTCGGGCACGGCGTCGGACCACTCTGGGTGTCCCGCGTGATACCCGTTGACGCGAAGCGCTCCTGGCTCTGCCTGCGCCAAGTCTTCAGCCGATGGCGTGAACCGCCTCACCAGAATCTCTGGCGAGGCCGGCCACTTCTTGACGTCGAACGGAACCCTCGACACCGCGATCTCAATGACGCGGTGCTTCTCCGGGTTCAGCCCCAGCGTCTCGACATCGACGAAGGCAAGGTCAGGCAGGCCAGAAGACTTCTTGTACATGGGGCTCCTACGCCGCTTCTCGCGGCTTGGTGAGAGGCGCGAGGTCGTGCGCCTCTGGGTCGCGGAGATCGTCGAAGATCTCCTCGTCGGTGTACCCGTCAAGCTCCGGCTCAGGGAGGGCCGCCGGAAGCTTGGCGATGTACTTGTCTGCGCCGATGACGTCGCCGTAGTTCGGACCGAGCTCAACGTCCCACCGATAGGGAACGGGCAGCCAGGGGCAAGCCTCAGCGACGCGGTCCGTGCCGTACTTCTTGAAGATCTCAGGGACTTGATGCGCGTACTTCTTCGGCACCTGAAATCCGATTGAGTCGTGCACGGTCAGCAAGAGGCGGCCTTTCAGATCGCGTTCAATGACCTCAGACACCCAGCAGAGCACCATCATGACGATGTCGCTGTTGGTCGCCTGGATCTTGAAATTGACCGCCTGCCGCTCCGCCTTGGATCGAAGCGACGACGGCGCGCTCTTTCCGAGGGAGAAGCGGCGGCGCCGCCCGTGGTACGTCTCGACGATTCCGAACATCCGCATCTCCCAGATCGTCTGGTCGATGAAGCTCTTGATAGTCGGAAACTTCGAGAAGAGCAACTCCTGGATCTTTTTGGCAAGCTCCAGGTTGATGCCCGCGATGTCCGCAACCTTCTTGACGCCGGCGCCGTAGAGCATGCCGAAGACGAGGCGCTTGATGTTGTCGCGCAAGGCCTTGAGCCGCTTGCCGTAAGCCTTGTCTTCGAGGAGGTCGTCCTTGCCCTTGAGGAAGTCCTCGTAGGACCAAGCGTGGTCATCGTCGATCGACGCCTTGGCGAGCGCCAGCCGACGATCTTCCCCGCTCAGGCCGGCCGCCACGAGGTCCGGGTTCAAGCACTGGCTGGCGAAGAAGCAGTGCGCGTCCATGCCGTCGATGAGAGCGGCGGTGAGCGCGTTGTCCTTCGAGTAGCCGGCGAAGATCGAGACCTCTGCGCCCTTGGCGTCAGCGTTGCCGAAGCAGTAGCTGTCGTCGTCCGGGAGAAAGAGGCGCTTGCACTTTACGCCGTCAAAGACCGGCTTGCCTTCGCCGTTGAGGACGAGGGCGCCGCGCGCGTCTTTGAGCGCGCCGAGCATCCCCTTGGGGATGTTCTGATTGTTGAAGCCGACGCCGTCGACGCCCGAAGAGGACGAAAGGCGGCCCGTGCTCGTGCCCGTCAGGTTGTAGCCCGGGTGGATGTGCCCGTCGCCGAACATGTTCGACAGGACGCCGATGTTCTTGAAGAAGCTGTTGCGCGCCTTGTCGGCCTTCTTCAAAGTCATCAGCAGGTTGGCTAGCGGGCAGCGGTAGCGCGCGACGAGGTGCTTCAGCACCGCCTCGCTCGTCTGCATCTGGCCCTTCAGGGTGTAGTGCTGCGAACGGAACATCATCCGCCCGCCGACGTAACGGACCGTTTGAGGGTTCTCCTCTGCGATCTGTCGGGCGAGCTCGGGGTCCGGATGGATGTAGCCTGCGCCGCCCTCGAAGAGGAATGTCGCGAGCTTCTTTGCGCTGCCGAGCTTGAACGACTCTCCGCAGAGCTCGTAGATCTTCTCGGTGGTGGCGTTGATCGTGTTGTCGAGCGCGCGCTCGCCCCACTCTCGATAGCTCTGATCGATGTTGATGCCGTTGAACTCGATCTTCGCCAGCTGCGTTTGGCGCGGCAGGTAGTCCTCCCGCACCAGCCGCTCCAGCGGAGAGTCGTTCGAGCACAGCACCTCGACCCGGTAGGCTGAGAGCTCGCTGTTGGGTGGCCCGAAACGAATTTCAGTGTCAACCTGCTCGCGCCAACGCGCGAACTTGTCATCCTCGTCCGCCATGCGATGGCGCTGCTTGACGTAGAGTCGGCGCGTGGCGTCAGCGTCGACGGCGGCGTAGAAGTACATCTCTTTCAGCGGGACGTTCTCGAATCCGCCCTGCTGTTTCTTCTCCTTCTTCGCCGCCTTCTCAGCCTTCTCCGTAAACTCGCCGTTGGCCTTTGCGTTCACGAGGATCTGAACGTCAGCCTTCTGCTCCGCCGTTGTCTCAGCGCTGCTCAAGAGCTTGGTCATGGTCGTCGCCCGGAAATTGGCCGACTTGATGAACTTCGCGTCGATGCAGCGTTGCAGCGCGTCCGCGACCGCCTGCGGCAGCTTGACCGTCTTTGTCTCGCTCACCTTCACGGTCGACAGCGGCGCGCTGTCGTTTTTCTCCAAGACATCGTGCAGCTTGTCCTCGTAGCCGGCGAGGAAGGGCAAGTCCTGCTTGGTCAGGTACTTGAGATTGTACTGCCCCTTCTTGTCTTCTTCGAGAACGTGTTCGCCCAGGAAGACGTCCCAGGAGATGTTGCCGACCGGCCCTTGTGGCCAGCCCAGGCGCCAGAAGACCTTGAAGTCGTACTTAGCGTTGAACCAGACGACGGGCTTGCCGGATCGCAGCAGCCAGCAGACCTCCTCGTAAGCGGCCTGCGGGTCGTAGGGCGTCTCGTGGTGCCAGAGCGCGACGGTAGCCGCCTTGCCCGTGTCCCACGCGAAGGAGACCGCGACCAGCTTCGTGCCCGACCAGTGCGGGTGGAGCGTGTTGGTCTCGGTGTCGAAAGAGATCTTCCAGTCCATCGAGGACACGTTGGCGTCCCCGGTGTAGTGGAAGACGTGCTGCACAAGCGCCTTCACCTCGTCGAGAGTCTTCGGGTAGACGTAGTCCTTCTCGACCTCTTCTTGCGGCAGCGTGCGAACCTCAGCCTTAGTGGCGATGCGCATGGCGCGCTCGACATCAGCGAGGAGAGAGCTGTACTTGCCGACCGCCACCGCCAACGCCTTGAGCGAGCGCGTGAAGATGACGGTTAGGCGGACGTCGCCGAACGGGACGTTGTCGAAGACGCGCCCGCTAGCTTCCTTTTCGGAGCGAACGGGAACGCCGAGCGCGTGCAGCGCGGGTACGCCGCACGCGAGAACCGTCAGGTGCTTGTCGAGCCCGTCAGGGTTTCGGAAAGAGGCGACGCGGTTGAGCTCAGCTTTGAGCGGCGTGCGGCACGCCGTAATCGCCGCCTTGCTCGGACTGTCGACCGCGCACTTTACCGCGTACACGTACCGGAAGTTGAGGTTGCCGAACTGGTCGGGGGACTTTCGCTGGACTTCGCGAATCGCGTTCTTGAGGACGCGGGCGCCGTCGTCCTTGAACGATTGGTGAAAGATCTCGGGCGCCTCGACTTGCTTGCCGTCGAGGACCACAAGACGCGGAGGGCTTGGGACGTCACCGACGATAACGACGTCGGCAATGTCAGAGCCCTCGCTCTGGGGGTAGTAGTGCGCGCCCTTAAACGCAGGGCAAGCGACGCAGCCAGGTCCCGCCTTGTTGACGAGCTCGGGCTTGGCGCACACCGAACAATGGAATGGCGGAGGCGGCTCAGCGAGCGTGACGGTAGGCATCGCCGCTCCTGAGCGCCTGACGGCTCTCGGTGATCATGTGACTCCTAGTTGTTGAAGACCTGACGCTTGCGGGGCAGCCCCGGCGGGCCGTCGTCAGCGAGGTCAGGCCGAGGCACTCCGACGTCGCGTGATTCGACCGGACGATCGACGTACGCGGCGCGGAGCTCTTCGATGGGCTTCTTGACGTTGAGGACCGTGATCTCGTCCGTTCGCATGAATCCGCCCAGAGTGCGGAGCGCAGAGAGAACTCGGCCAGTGTCGTACTGATGCTCGCGGAGTGCGAAAGGATGCTGGTCCAGCTGATGCTTGAGCAAGTTGTACTGCGTGCGGCAGTAAGGCTCGACGCGGTGCAAAAGGCCGCCGGGGGAGACGACCGAGATCCAGTCGATGACCATGAGCCCCATGTCGTCGAAGTAGTAGACGCCCGACTGCGCGTGGTTGAGGGCCATCCAACGCGTAGGGTCACTGGACGCGAGCATGACGGCCGCTGAGGTAACGGCCCCCGTGCTCCCGATCCGCAAGTTGTTCGTGCGCAGGAGCGTGTCGAAGAGCTGGGTGGAGATGTTGTTTCGCGCGTTGGCGGTGAGGCGCCCGCGACGCGACTCAGTCACTCGAATCACGAACGACTTCCAGTCCTGCCCGAGCATGGTCATAAGCGGCGCCACGGGATAGAAGTTACGAAGGAAGCGCGTGTCGACCGCAAACGAAGTCACGACCTTTCCCGTCGCAAGCTCGCGTTCGATCACGGAGAAGTGTTCTCGGAAGACGCGGAAGAACTTGAAGAGGCCCAGGCCGAAGACTCGGCGCATGCGCGTCATCTCGTCCGGCGGAAAGACCTCGGCAAACTGAATGGACGGGTCTTTGAGGCCCTCCACTTTGACCGTCTCAATGGTCATGCGGCGGCTCGCGTCCTGCGGGTCGTGAGCCGGATTGATTGACGCCGTAACGACGTTGGTGGCGATGATCATCTTCTTGACCCCGCCCGTTGGAATGGCGCGAGTGATGACCGCGCCGCCGGGAAAGGTGCACTGGCGAAGGATCTCGTTACACGACTGAATCTGCCCGTTCTTGGCCGTATTCGTCGAGAGGTCGCGCGTGAACTCTTCGAGACCCATCATGGTCGCGCAGCGGTTGAAGCCTTGGTAGAGGGACGCCGCCGTATAGCTCGACATTCCCTTAGCCCAGACGCAGACCTGAAGATGCGGAAACTGAATCCCGCAGAAGGTCGAGAGCATGGTGGACTTGCCCGAAGAGTGCTGGCCCACGAGCTCGACGTGGACCTTTGACGGGCAGAGCACCGGACAGGAGAAGGCGGCTTGGTAGTACGCGAGGAGGAGCGCATCAATGTCGGTGTTGAGCGTTCTCCAGCCGGTGCTGTAGACCTTAGCCAGCTTGCCAATGTACTGCTGCACGTCCTCTAGCGTGTAGCTGTTACCGGCCTCCAAGTCGGCGACCGTTCGAAGCTCTGGGAACACCGGGACGGCGTCGAGGAGGAAAATCATCTTCCCCTTCGACGGGCCTTCGAGGCGCTTCCAGTCAAGGCGCGGCGTGCCGTCTGGCGCGAACGTGCCTTCGTAGACCGACATGCCGTTGACGACGTAAAGCGCGACGTTAAACGGCGCGTTCAAGTCTTCGACAGCGTGAGGGCCTTGCCCGTACTGTTCGCACTCCTCCCGGGCGGGTAGGTCTTGAAAGAGCGACTGCATGGCGATCTTCACGTAGTCCGCGAGGATCCGCTGAAGCTCTCGGATAGGCATGGTCGCGCCCGGACCCTGCTGCGGGATGATCCAAGCAGGAATGCCGACGTTTTCGACGAAGAAGGTGTAGACGTCGCCGACGACGTTGGCGATAGAGGAGAGCGCGCCTTGCCCGTCGTCCGTGCCGAAACGGATGGTCCGGTCGGTCGCTCGGTGGTGCAGGTAGATGATCGCGCCTCGCGGCGTGTCTTCTTTGTAGAGCGGATGGAACGACCGATTGAGCACGTCGACGATGCGAGCGATCAGGCCCGCCTCGTCGTCCTTGCTGCGAATGATCATTCCGCGAACGATCGCGGGAGTCAGGCCGAGGCGCTGACACACGCGGTCGATGTACTGGGCCAGCTGCGTGGCGTTACGAACGCACTCGCCGTAGCTGACGGCGACGGCAGTCTTCTCTCGGATGTCGTCAGGCCCGAGCAGCGTGGCGTCCTCAAGGGTGCGGTCGAGCGCCCAGACGTCCACTGGCACGAACCACTTATCGACCTCGTCGATGACGACGCGCTTTACGACGTCGAAGCCGCCCAGGGCGATAGCATCGTCTGGGTCCTTCGGCATCCCTGGGATCGTGTCTAGCTCAGACCAGCCGCGAAAGACGCGCACCGGGACTTCGCTAGCGGTGACCAGCCGGCCCCGCATCCAGACCTCTCCGTTGCCCCGCGTGGGGTGGTCTGGCAAAAGGTGAACGGCGTCGATGCCCGCTCCAGCGAGCGCGTCGATGTCGTTGTGCGAACCGTTGGAAGCGAGAAAGACGTAGCCCGTCTCGCCTCGGGACAACAGCTGCTCCTGTGCGCTGATGGCGTCGTTCTCGCCCTCGACGAGATAGAACCGGAGCGCCTTGGCCTCGGAGGGATCGAGGCCGCCGAGATGATTCGCCCAAAGACCGAAGTAGCCGATGGGGTCGTTGTCCGCGAAGCCCGGGAGGACGAGATAGTTCCCGTCTTTCTGGTCATCGTGAGCCGGCCGGCGAAGGCGGATCTTGCCGGGCGTACGGAGGCCGTGGCCGTTGAAGAACGCGACGGAGTTAGTCCACTCCATGCCGACGTTGGCGGTCAGGTGCTTGATGCGGTCGAGCACCTTCTCTCGCCGCTCGGGCGTAAGGAACGTGTTCTGGTAGCGCGCGTACTGCGCGTTAGCGACGTCTTCCAAGCGCTGAGCGGCGTACGAGGTCAGGATGTGTGCGGGCGGCCATACGCCGTAAGGAAGCTGCGGGAGCAGCTCGGGGCGGTGCCCGCGCTGCTTGAAGAGCCAGTCGAGAACCGCTGCGGCGGCGTGCAGCGCGATGTCGTCGTAGTTCTTACGGTCCTCCGGGTCGACGGGCGGCGCCAGGAGTCTCTGCGTGTAGGTCGAACAGACCCACAGGAGAATGACGTGCGCGAGGTTGTGAATGTCGTAGGCCTCAACCTCGGCCTCAAGTTTGTCAGAGACGAGCCGCTGTCCTGTGTACGTGAGGATCTGGCTAAGCGTCTCCCGATAGGACCAGCCCCGCGCGTCTTGAAAGAGCTGGAGCACGTCGCGCGTGAAATAACCACAGGCCTTGCACCTGACGGTGCCCCGCGCGACGTCGAGGTACATCGACGGGTTCTTGTCGACGTGCCCCGTCACGGACGATGCGAGGCAGTTTGTCTTGATGGCCGACGCGCCGACTTGAATGATTCGATTCTCTGGGAACGTGTGCTCCAGCAGCGTCTTGAACTGGCCCAGGTCGAGCCGGCTCATGAGTTTGTGACTGTCGTTGTATGTGAACTTTGCCGCGCCGACGGCAGCGGCAGCTTTCCTCGCCATGGAGCCCCTCAGCCCTGGTCAGAGATTGGGCGCCGACTTTCGTCGAGCGCGACGGTCAAGCTCTTCTTGTCCCTTCTCGCAGACCGAGGAGAAGCCGCAGTACAGGCACTGCCACCCCGTCTCGGGCCGGACGTTGCCGGCTTCAATCTGCGAGAGCTTCACCGCAGTGCGGTTGAGATATTGCTGAAGCCAAGGGAAAACGATCCGAACAATCTCTTCCCGAGTCCAGGCCCCGGGGCGATTGTCAAAGCGCGGGAACCAATCAACCTTTGGCTCTCCGATGTAGTTGATCCCCGCCTGCACGCCCTTGAGCCACGGAAAGGCTGCCGTAGCCAGCGCCATGTAAGCGTAGAACTGCGTGCTGTGCTCCCCAATGTCCTTCTTCCGGCCGGACTTATGATCGAGCACGATCAGAAAGTCATCGGACGTGCGCATCGCGTGGTCGATGACACCGCGCAGCAGAGGCTTGCTCGTGATGTTGCCGGCCTCGTCCTTGGTCTCAAAAAAAGAGCAGGACTCGTGGCGCTCGTTTAGCGCCAGCTTGTGCTCGATGAACTCTTCAACGACGCCGTTGTTCGTCTTGAAGGTTTCGATGCGCTTGATGAAGTCTGCGATGGGAGACATCTTCGCGCTGACTTCAATAAGCTCTTCCCGCGAAAGCTGCTGCTCTTCAGCTTGTGTCCGCAGCACGCTCTGCAAGTCAGCGTTAGGCGTGCGCAGCCCGTCCTCAAGGATGGCGTGCGCAACCACCCCCACGCGCGACGCGCCGCTCTTCTTACCCTCCTTGAGCTTCTCGATGTACTTGTGCAAGAACTGCTTCATGCACAGATCGAGAACGCCCACCTTTGAGATCGACCAAGGGGCTTGCCGCAGGACGTGTTCGCTGTAGGTGCTCATCGGACTCCGGAGGCAAAAGAACAGTAGGGGGGGGACAGAAGAAGCCGGCCTGAACCCCGTAAAGGCTCAGACCGGCTTCTTCTGCGGAGGCTACAGGTTCTTGTTGCTGACGTCCTTCTTCACGTCCGCCCCGCCGACGGCGCTGAGGAGGCTGTCCATGTCGGACACGGATCCCTGCGACACCGTCGCCTTGGGGGGCGAGGTGTAGATCGAGTAGACGCGGGGGAAGAAGATCTCGTAGTCGATCTGCCGCGTGAGCGCGTTGAGGAGCACGAGCTCGGCCTCGCTCGGCTCGGGCGCGTCGGTCGAGACGTCAGCGGTGAGCTCGAACCAGCGGTTCGAGTTCTCCGTACGCTCGCGCGCGTCGAGGTCGAAGGCGTGCGAGAAGTAGGCCTCCCACGGGCGGCTCTTCTTCTTGATGGCCGCCGAGCCGGGCTTGATGGACGTGCCGGAGAAGACGATGCGGTAGACGCCAGAGAAGTCTGCGAGGACGAAGTAGGCGTGGTCCTCGTTCCGGCAGGCGTCCTTGTTGGACTTGCCGTCCTTGAAGGGACGGTAGACGCAGGCCTCGCAGCTGCCGAAGTAGTCGCCGCGCTTGCGGTCGAGCGTGCGGCAGATGGGGACGTTCGTACGAACCTCGACGCCCGCCGGCAGCGTGCCCGTGCGCGGCGGCCAGAAGGTGCCCGCCTCGTGCATGCCGATGACGAAGCCGGAGATGGCAGTCCCGAGCCCGGCGTGCTTCGGGTTGTGCTTCAGATTCGCCAGCGCCGCCTTCGGCGCCGCGAGGAGGCGGCCGTCCGTGCCGTAGATGCCGCCGGTGGGGCAGTCAGCCGGGCGCATCTCGTCGTTGCCGGTGCCGTGATAGATGCGGATGTCCGGCAGCGAGAACTCGCGCCGGCTGGTGTGCTGGCCGAGCTTCACGGGGTTCATGCGCGCGAGCGCGCTGAGGAACGCCTTGCGCTTCGGCTCAGCGAGCCCGCTGATGGCGCGGTCTACCTCGCCCACCGAGGGCGGAGCGACCTGTTCCAGATACTGCTGCCACTCCGGCAGCGCCTCGGAGTACTTCTTGGTGAGCGCGCTGACGGGAACGTCGAGCGCGTCAGTGGCGGGAGAAACGATCTCGGTCGTCATGGGTTCTGCCTCGGTCGTGGTGGGGGTGTTGGTGGTGGCCTGCTCGGTCTGCTTGTTCTGCTTTTTGCTCATGTGTCTTCCTTGCCTTCGGACGAACAGTTGTACCATGCTGCGGCAAACAGGGTCAAGGTTCTACAAGATGACCAAAAGCGGCAACGAACTACTAGATGTTCACTTTCGCGAGGTTGGAGAGTATTCGCTCCCCTCGTCAGCGGAAGAGCTGTCGATGTTTACGGCGTACCGCGCTGCGCGCACGCGGTCCGAGCTATCGACAAACGTCGTGACGCGCGAAGCCGCTAAGGAAGAGTACAAAGTTCTTGCTCAACGCATCGCGTGCGGTTACCTCCGGTTCGTCATTCGACAAGCGCGGAGAAAGTCGCACGGCGACTGGCTCTTCTCTGACTTGATCTCCGCCGGCTACGAAGGGCTGATGCACGCGATCACGCTCTTTGAGCCTGAGCGCGGCAACCGCTTTCTGACTTACGCCAGCAACTGGATCAACGTCAGGATGCAAGAGTGCCTCTACAAAGTTCGCGTAGTTCACGTCCCTAGTCACACCCGCAAAGAGATGCGGAAGAGTCGGGTCGAGAACGAGCGGCGGCAAGCAGCCGGCGAAGCTATTCAGGGCTTTGAGGAGCCGGTCATATCTTCGATCGACGGCCTCGTCATCCCTGACGACGCCATCGATATTGAACGAGAGACCATCACCAAATCGATCGACGGGCTCAGCCTGCTGGCCCAGGCGAACCTGAGCCGCGTCGAGCGCTTGGTGCTGATCTACTTGTTCGGGCTGCGAGGAGGAGAGCCGAAGAGCGTCGAAGAGGTGGGCCAGCTCCTCTACGAGATCGACGGCTCCCAGATGACGCCGGCGCGCGTCGGGGACGTGCGCGACCGGGGACTGAAGCGTCTGCGAGACCATCTATCTCAAGAAGAGATCGACGGCCTCGCAGACATCTTCAGCTGATCAGTCCTTCTTGGGAGAGGACTTGGCGGCGGCCGCAGGGGTCTCCTTCAGGCCGGCGGCCTGAAGGAGACCGTCCATCACGCCCTTGGCGTAGGCGACGCTCTCGGGCGTGGCCTTCTCCGACGCCTTCGCCTTCGCGTGCTTCGCGCAGGCGTAGTTGATGAGCGTGGCGAAATCGCCCTTCGGCAGCGGCTTGATGTGGGAGGTGTCCACCTCCTCGGGGAGACGCACGGCGCGGCTGCCCGCCTTCGGCTTCTTCTCGCCCTCCTCGGCCGCCTGCGCCTGCTTGTTGAGCCACTTCTCGATGATGAACTTCAGCGCCGCCGGGCTGAGCTCCTCGTCGATCGCCTTCTGGGCGAAGGCCACCTGCTCCTCCGGATCTCCGACCCGCTTGAGCTCGCGCACGACCGACGCGGCGTGCGACTTGAAGGGCTCGTCCGCCGCCGCCCGAACGTGCTTCTGCACGCGCTCGTCGAGCTTGCCGATCGCGAGGTACTGGCTGACGTAACCGTCGGTGACGTGGAAGACCTCCTTGATCTCCGACTGCTTCAGCCCCGCCCCGAGCAGCTGGGTGAAGTAGTTGTAGATGTCCCAGGGCGACATGTTCTGCCGCTTGAGGTTCTCCTCGCCCGCGAGGATGAGGTACTGCTTGAAGCTGGTGATCTCGACGGCCTTGGCCGAGATCTCCTTGAGCCCGGCCTTCTGGCAGGCCTCGCGACGGCGACGGCCGGCGACGATCAGCCAGCCCTCCTCGCCGCTCTTGGACCGCGCGTAGGTGACGAGCGGATCCTGGATCAGCCCGTTCTCCTTGATCGAGGCGATGAGGTCGTCCGTCACCGGGGCCGGCTGCGCCCGCGCGTCGAACTTCGACACCATGATCTTCTTGGGGTCGATGCGGATGTGGCCGACCGTGGCCACCGCCTCGGGGAGAGGCAGGAACTCATACTCGAACTGGCCGGACGGCGCGGCCGCCGCCGGCGCCTTGGGCTCCTTGGCGGGCTTGGGCTCCGCCTTCTTGGCCTTCTTCTCCACCTTGTTCTCCGTGTTCTCCGTCGTCATGGTCTTTCTCTCTTTCGTCGTCGAATTGCACCAGCTCGCCGCGAAGGATCCTCTTGATCACGCTCACGGCGAGACGCCTGTTGATGAGGTGGATCGGCAACTCTGTCACCGTGCCACCTTCTAGAAGATGCTGATAACACGCCCAAAACTCCGCCGCAACTTCTCGTAGATCGTGAGGAGCGGCGAAGTAGGACGTGAAAAGAAAGTGCACGATCCGCTTGTGAAAGCGGTCCTCGTAGAAGACGTGGCTCTCGTCCTCTAGCGCTCGAAGGGCGCGCTGCCGCAGTTTGGACACAGCCGAACCAGCGTCGGCGTCACGAGGACTTGGGCGTGGCACTTTGGGCACGTGGGAGGGTTTGCCACGGTTGTCGTACGCCGTAAAGTCTCTTGAGCCTGTTCGGATTCAGGGTCGGTGTCGACTCCGTATTTAGCGGCCACGGCAGCTCCCCCAGTACGGGCACCACTTGGGCGTGCACTTCCACGAGTCCATCGGAGCCATCGGAAAGACGCCCCGCTTGATGAAGTCTGCCGTCTCCTCGTAGTCCTCGGTGAGGTTACGATGGTCGGCGGCCCCGCGCGTAGTCGAAAGCCGGTGGTAGGCCGGGGTCTTGGTCGACACCAGGTTGTCGATCCGCGCGTTGATCTGGCCCTTGACGGCCGTGTAGAGGGACAGCTGCGCGTCCCTGTCGACGTCGCTCTGAGACCACTTGGCCGCGCTCGTCTTCAGGTCTGCGACCACGATCTTGCCGGGGTCCCCCGGCCCCTCCTTCTCGTGGTCGACGAGGTCGATGATCCCCCGCACCGTGACCGAGCCGACCTTCACTACGAAGGGCTCCTCGATCTCCAGCGGAGTGATCTTGGGCAGGACGGCGGCGTGGTATACCCGGTAAAGAGAAAGCGAAGTGTCTTTCAGCTTTCCCGGCTCCTCGTCGCCCCACTCACTGATCTGCTCCTTCGCCTTGTCGAAGGCGTCGCTGACCACGGCCAGCATCGCCTCGGGGGACACAGGCTGTCCGCCCTTCTTGGCGAGGAGCGCCGTCTCGACGCCCGCGTGGATGGCCGTCCCCCGCGCCATCGCGGGAGACGGGGGCGACGAGACTTGCTTCACGTACTTGAACTCGTACGCCCGGCCGCAAGCCTTGAAGGCTTCGTACTGGGAGTGCGAGAAGGCCCCGCCCGGGAGGACGGGGTCGCGCATGCTGTCAGGGATTTCGATTCGTCTCTTTTCTGTCACTCCACAAACTCCTCGGCGCCCATCATGTCGATGTCGGCGCCTCTAGCAGGGACCTCGGCGGGAACAGCTACAGCGGCTTCTGTCGCGGCCGCCGACCGCGAGAGAATGTCTTGGAACAGCCGCTGGTCGTCCTCGGACATGGCTGCGGGGTCAATGATGAGCCCCGACGGCGTCGTAGGAGCCACAACGGGCTGAGCGGGCTCTTCTACCAGCTCTTCGCCCTTTTTTTCGGCCCCGAAGTTCTGAATGACCTCGCGCGGCGCCGGCATCCCCGGATGCGCGGGCGCGGAGTGCAGCGCGGGCGAGCGCGCGGCCTGCGGGTCGAGAACCTTCAGGCGCGGCGCCGGAACCTGCTCCCGAGGCGGCGGCACGGGCTCGAAAGGATCGTTCTTCGCGAAGATGCGCGCCTTGGGAGAAACGCGCGCGGCCGGGTGCGGCTTGGCGGGCGGAACCGGGGGCCGCGCCGGGTTGACCGGCGGCACGACGGCGGCGCGGAGAGACTCCGGCGTAAGGGGCGGGGCGTTGGTGATCATGTCGCCGTTCTTCACGACGACCAAGAGCTCGCCTGCCTCCTCTTCCTTGAACACGAAGTTACGCGGGTCAGCGTCGACCGCGAAGTTCTTGGTGCGCAGGTAGTGGGCGAGGGCCTTGCAGATGTCCGAGTGTTCCAGTTCGATCTTCATTCGATTACCTCCACGTCCGCGACGGGACGAGCGACGTTGGCAGCATACTTACAGTTCTCTCGAAAGGGGAGGATCTCCTTCGCGGCGCAGTGCTGCTGCCGGTCGCACGAGGCGCACGCGATGAGCTCCGTCAGAGTGAGCGCGATGGTCTCCTTGAAGGTGAGGACTTGGGCGACATACCGGTCGAGAGCCCAGGTGGCGTCCGACGACAACAGCCGGTAGACGGTCATGTCCCGCTTCTGCCCCGGGCGGTTGTTGCGGTCCATCGCTTGCCGATACTGCAGCGGGTCCCACGGCAAGGAGTAGAAGATGGTGTAGTTGGCGGCGGTCAAGGTCACGCCGATGCCGGTGCGCACCTGACCGATGTAGACGCGGCAGTTCTCGTCTGTCTGAAACTTGTCTGAGATCTCTCCGATCTTGTTGGTGTTAGAGCCGTCGACGCGGACGTACCCATAGCCCATCTCTTTGGTGGCGCGCTCCAGGTCGTCGAGCTCTTCCGTGAAGTTGGCCCAGACGATGACCTTGTTCGTCGCGTCGCCTTCGAGAATGACTTCAAGCTGCTCCTTGTAAAGGTCCAGCTTCGGGTTCTCGACGTCGCGGAGAACCTGTCGCTCAGGGGCGCTCTGAATAACCTTGCACTTCTTGGTGTATGGTCGGATTCGCGATTCCGCGCAAGCCTCCATGTGGACGCAGGCGTCGCAGATCGAGTAGTCCGCGCCGAGGATCAAGAACCCTGACAGCACTTGGAGCAGCTTGTTGACGCGCGCAGCTCCATGCGGAAGCTTGAGCGCGGCGCGATCAGGAAGCTCTTCGGTCTTCAAGGACGCCGGGGTGATGTAGTTGAGGACCGGCTCGACGGAGGTTTGCATCTCCATCACGAGCTCGTTGTAGCGAGCGCGCTGCTTGGGTCCGAGGTCGTAGTAAAGGTCCGACACCGTGACTGGCGGGAGGTCGAGGCAGTCGGCCTTCTTCATCCGGCTCGCCACGCTGTTGACGCGCTCGTTGAGCTCGTTCAGGAAGCGGAAGCCGACGACGACATGCTTGTTCTTTTTTGAGTGAACGAGGTGGCGCTCCTCGAACTTCGCGTAAGACAGCGGGATTAGCGCGGGGGACAGGAAGTAGAGTTGGGCGTAGAGCTTGCGCGGGTCGTCGCCAGGAGTTCCGGTCAAGCAGTACCGCCGGACCGCCTTGGCCGAGAGCTCGATCGCTGCCTGCGTCTGGCCGCTCTTCCAGTTGCCGAGGTAGTGGCTCTCGTCGGCGATGATGGTGTCGTAATCCAGTTGATAGAGCGGGTGCTGCCGCTCCCACTCTAGCTGCTCCCGCGCTTCGGGCGCGAGTAGCGGCATGCGGTAGCGCGCGCGGACCTCGTCCGTGACGGACAGCTCCTTAGCCGCGGCCAGCGCGCGCTCGCGCTCGATTCGGACCCGGGCGTAAGAGGCGAGGACGACGTCGGCCTCTTGCGCCGCCTCCGCCGCCTTGCGCGAGCCGTCCCAGACGACCGCCCGCCACGCGCCCCCGGAGCACTTGGCGACCTCTCGCCGCCAAGTGTCGAGGACCACGGGCGGGCCGATGACCAGCGCCTTCCGGAACTTACCCTGCTCCCGCAAAAGTCGGAGCGCGTCGATCGCCGTGCGCGTCTTGCCGGTTCCCATCTCCCAGAGGAGAAATGAGCGCCACCAAGTCGTCAGGCGCCGGATGCCGTACATCTGGTGCTGATACGGCGTAAAGCCCTTGGCGAAGAAGGCCTCGTCAGCCACGGGCTCGGCGGTGGCGGCGCCAACCCACCGCTCGGAGGCCTTTGCCCACGAAGCGTCGGCGTCCCGCACGTCTTGTAGAAACTTGAGGGCGGTAGCGTCCCAAGAAGCCTTTGGGTAAAACTTGCGGATGTCTTCAAACGCCCAGCGGGCGAAGGGGTAGAACGCCGGGAACAGCCAGGCGCCGTCGGCGTACACACCTCCCCATGCGCGGGCCAAATACGAGTCTTCCGGTGCCTCAATCCGAAACACCGGTGTAGAATTGCGCAGCAGATTGCCTGTGATGAGCACGCGGCTCTCCTCTCTCATCTCGGAGTGACGATGACGACTTACGGACCGGACGGAATGACCCCTCTCGACATGATGGGAGCGCGCGGAGCATCGCACGCCAACCCCATGTTCGACTACTTGACGGGGTTCGTTCCGCGAAAGCTGAAGGACCTGTTCAAGTGGGCCGAGTATCTCGGGTTCCACTCCGCGCACATCTACGGCGTCGTGCGGAAGTTCGGCGAATACCCGATCACTCGGTTCATCTACGAGTCGACGTCGGACGAAGAGAAGACGAGGCACAAGAAGCTCTTCGAGGAGTCGATCCGCCTGAAGGGCTTCTTGACTCAGGTGAGCTACGACGTCTGGCTCTACGGCAACGCGTTCATCTCGGTGTACGAGCCGATCAAGCGGGAGCTGACATGCCCCTTCTGCGGGACAAAGGAAGACGTCGCCGCCGCTGACTACAAGTTCAACCTCGCGAAGTGCTCGTTCACGCACAACTGTCGGCAATGCCGCCGGAAGGACGTGACCTCGCGCGTCGAGGACTACAAGCTGAAGAAGGCCAACAAGATCAAGCTGATCCGCTGGGACCCGAAGCTGATCGACATTGAGCACAATCGCGTCACGGGCGAGTCGGTCTACTACTACCAGATCCCGCGTGATGACATCGCCAAGGTGCGCGCCGGCAACCGCACGCTGATCAACCACATGCCTATGGAAATCCTGCGTGCGATGCAGGAAAAGAAGACCTTTCGGTTTGCCGACGAGTCGCTCTACCACATGAAGATGCCGGGCCCCGCCGGCGTGCAATCGCAGTGGGGCTTCCCGCCGATCACGAGCGCGATCAAGAACTTTCTCTTCACCGCTGTACTGCGTAAAGCGAACGAGGCGATCGCGCTCGAACACATTACGCCGATGCGGATCATCCACCCGGCGGCCGCCAGCGGGCAGGGCGACCCGATCTCGACGATCCCTCTCGACCGATGGCGCGAGGAGATGGAGCGCAACATCCGGCTATTCCGCCGCGATCCTCTGCGCATCCAGTTCTCTCCCGTGCCGATCAACGTCCAAGAGATGGGCGGCAACGGGCGGGCGCTCTTGACGCTCGGCGAGCTGCAAGAGGCGGAGAAGAACATCGTGCTCTCCATGGGCGTCCCCATGGAGTTCCTCGCCGGGGGCCTCGGGCAGACGCGCGGCGAGATTACGCTGCGCATGGTTGAAAACCAGCTGCAGACGCACATCGAGAACTTGAACGCGGTGGTCCAATGGATCGAGCGAAAGGTCGCCGCGTTCATGGACTGGGAGCCGATCAACATGCGGCTCGCGGACTTCAAGATGATCGACGACATCGACAACAAGCAGCTGAAGATGCAGCTCTGGCAGCAGCAGCTCGTCAGCAACACGACCGTCGCCGACATGCTCAACATCGACCTCGATCACGAGCGCCGCCGGCGAAAGGAAGACACGCTCTCTGACGCTCGGGCGCAAAAAGAAACCGAAATCGCGATGCAGAAGTTCCAGCAGTCGCTGTCGAACCAGGCCCAGCAGCAGGCGCTGCAGAGCCAGGGCGGCATGGCTTATGACCAGCAGCAGATCGTCGCGCAGGCCGACCAGATCGCGCAGCAGATGGTGCAGATGGATCCGGGCTCGCGCCGCTCGCGCATGGACTCGCTCAAGGGCGAAGACTTCGTGATGTACTCGGTGGTCGTGCAGCGAGTTGAGCAGATGCAGCAGGACCAGATGGCGCAGATGAAGGCGCAGGCGATGGGCGGAGGTCCGCAGTGAGTGACTGGTACGAGAAGCAGCTGGAAGCCAACGCCGAGGGCATGCGCGGCCCCCGTCCCGGGTTTGCCGATCCGGCGGAGGGGCGCAAGAAGAAGCTGAAGGTGCAGCAAGACACCTTCTTGATCTTCCGGCCATGGCAAGGCTGCCACCGGTGTAAGAAGCTGGTGGAAGACGGAGAGATCGTCCTGCCTGACGAGTCGGACATCACGTGCCGGCACACGCGGCATCGCGAATACGTCACGCTGCTGAACAAGCTTCGCAACGCCACTCGTGGCGAGGCGTTTCGACTGGCGTACGACGAGTTCAACAACGAGCGCGGCGAGCGGTACGCGGCGGTCACTTGGGAAGAGCCCGAAGACGGACCAAACGAAGCGGAGGCGAGACCCCGAGGCGTGCCGCGGTTGTAGCGGCACGCCTCGGGGTCGAACTATCTCCTGTCCACGAGGAGGTCCATGACCTCCTCGTCGACTTCTGCCCAGCCCGAGACCTCGGGCTCAGGCTGGGTCTGGGGAGGAGGCGCCTTCTTTCGACGCCTCCTCTCCGCCTTGGGGAGGGCGGCGTGGGCCGCCATCTCGCTCGCCACCACGTCCCAGGGGGTCACAGGATGACCCCCACGTAGATGACGAAGCGGAGCAGGCTCGTGATAAACATCTCTCATTCTCCTTGATCCGCAGCGACATGCTGCGAGATCAAGTCCTTGTACCCTCATCGTGTGCTAAAATTCGCACGCGATGCAGAACCTCACGCCCGTACTAACGGACGCCGCGACGCTCCGAGCGAAGCTCCACACGAAGACGGTGGGAGCGCTCACCGCCGCGTTCCCGCTCGATCTCAAGGGACGGACGCTGGAGCTGCAAGACGTGAAGGTGCACGCCCAGGACTTCACGCCGTCTGACGAATACAACGCGCTCATGAAGGGCACGTCGCTCAACGAGCCGGTCAAAGGGACGCTTGTTCTCAAGGGCGCCGACGGTAAGGTCATCGACACCGCGAAGAACTTCACGCTCGCGCACATCCCCTTCCTCACGTCGCGCCACACGATGATCTCCGACGGCAACGAGTACCAAGTTGCCAACCAGCTGCGGCGCAAGCCGGGCGTCTACACCCAGCGCGCGGACAACGGCGAGCTAAAAACCGTCTTCAACCTCGGTCGAGGAAAGAACTTCGACGTCGTCTTCAACGACGCCAAGGGCACCTTCCACCTCCAGTACGGCACGTCCAACCTCCCTCTTTACGCCGTACTGCGCGGGATCGGGACGAGCCACGAGCAGATCGCCAAGCACCTCGGGCAAGGGCTCGCCGACGCCAACCACCGCGAACACGGACACCAGGTCGAGTCGACGATCTCGAAGCTCTACACGAAGTTGGAGCACCCGGCGCTCATCAAGCCCGGAGCGACGCAAGAGGAGAAGGTCCAGGCGATCAAGAAGCGGTACGACATCGCGACGATTGACCCAGAGGTGACGCAAGCGACGCTCGGGCACGCGCACGAGAAGGTGACGCCAGAGGCGCTGCTCGCCGCCGCAAAGAAGATCGTCCAGGTGCACAAGGGCGAAGCCGCCCCCGACGACACCGACTCGCTCACTTTCAAGACCTTTCACGCGATGGACGACTTCATCGCGGAGCGGATTCGCCTGACGGCGCGCGCGTGGTCCCCCAAGGCCAAGATGGCGTTCACCGGCAAGAGCGTGATCCGCGACGCCCTCCGTCCGGCGCCGTTCTCTGACTCCATCCGAAAGTTTTTGACGGTGTCATCGCTGTCGGCGGTGCCTACGGGCATCAACCCGATGGAGATCCTCGATCACTCGGTCAAGGTGACGAGCCTCGGGGAGGGCGGCATTCCAAGCGACCGCGCCATCCCGCTCGACGCGCGCATGATCCACAACACCCAGTTCGGGGCGTTGGACCCTATCCGCACGCCCGAGAGCTCGCACTCAGGCGTCGACATCCGCGCGACGCTCGCGGCGCACCGAGACGACAAGGGGAACCTGTACACGGTGATGCGAAACGTGAAGACCGGGAAGGATGAGTACATCCGGTCTGGCGATCTAAGCCGCATGACCGTGGCGTTCCCGCACCAACAGATGGTCGGGAAGGTGGACGTCTTTCACAACGGCGAGCAGGCGAAGGTCGACGCGAGCAAAGTCACCCACCAGCTCAACCACCTGTCGCACATCTACTCGCCTGCGACGACGCTGATCCCTTTCATCCACTCGATCCAAGGCAACCGCGCCATCATGGGATCGAAGATGGGGACGCAGGCACTGCCGCTCTTGGACCGCGAGGCGCCGCTCGTTCAGGTGCGCTCGCATCTTCCGGAGGGGCACTCGTTCGAACAGGTGTACGGGCACATGATCGTGCCGAAGGCGCCGGTGAGCGGGACGGTGGCGAAGATCGACAAGGACTACGTCTACATCCGGCCGCACGCGGAGAAGAAGGCAGAAGATCGTCCCGTCATCGAGCAGAAGAAGCTCGGCCCCTTCACGTTCAACATTGAGATCAAGAAGGACTACCTGGTCCCCGGCAACAAGTACCCGACCCCCGCCGACTACGGCCACCTCCCTGGCTACACCGGACCCGACGGCGACTCGCTCGACTTCTTCGTGGGGACTCGCCACGACGGCCTCATCTACGCCTACGACAAGCAGAAGCGGGTCAATGCGAAAGGCGACCTGGATCTTAAAGCCCCTTGGAAAACGACCGACGTCAAGTTCATCGTTGGGCACTCGCCTGAAGAGGCCGAAGCGTTCCACCGCAACACTGAGGAATTCAGTTCGCCGACTGTGCGCTTCGCAAACCGGCGGTTCTTCAAGGACTGGAATCACCTCCAGCAGCATATCGACACGCATCACAAGAACGAGAAGACGGCCGCCGCCGACGACAAGGGCCTCGTCAAAGTCCCCTACCACCAGTTCTTCCCCTTCCCCTCAAAGACCTACCTGCACCACGACATCAAGGTGAAGGCGGGTGACACCGTCAAGGAAGGCCAGCGACTGGCTGAGTCGAACTACACCAAGAACGGCACGCTCGCGCTCGGGAAGAACCTGCTCGTCGGCTACGTGCCCTACTACGGCTTCAACTCGAACGACGCCGTCGTCATTTCGGAGACGTGCTCGAAGCGGCTCACCAGCGAGCACATGTATCGCGAGGTCTATCCGCTCTCCTCGCAGATCGAGCTCAACAAAGAGAAGCACCGGATGTACTACGGCACGAAGTACACGCCGGAGGCGTACGGCAAGCTAGACAATGACGGCGTCATCAAGAAGGGGTCCAAGGTCACAGCCAAAGAGCCGCTAGTGCTCGGGCTGACCAAGCAGACGATCGCGGGCACAGACGCCATGTTGGGGCGGATCTCGAAAGCGCTCTCCAAGCCGTACAAGGAGGTGGCGCTGTCCTGGGACCACGGGGCCCCTGGCGAGGTGATCGACGTCGTTCGGACAAACTCGCAGATCACCATCCTCGTGCGGACGCACGAGCAGATGCAGATCGGCGACAAGCTGGCCGGTCGCTACGGCAACAAGGGCGTGGTCTCGAAGATCGTTCCGGACCACGAGATGCTCCGCGACGAGCAAGGTCGCCCGCTGGATCTCCTGCTCACCTCCGCCGGTGTTGTCAGCCGCATCAACCCGGCGCAGATCATCGAGACCTCCGTGTCGAAGGTCGCCGAGAAGACCGGCAAGCCCATCGTCTATGACAACGCGGCGGGGCACAACGCCGTAAAGTGGGCGCGCGAGCTCATGCAGACGCACGGGGTGAAGGACAAGGAGCACCTCTTCGACCCGGTGCTCAACCGCAAGATCAGCGGCGCCGACGGCAAGGGCGTCCTCGTCGGGCGCCAGTTCATCTACAAGCTCTTCAAGTCGACCGACACGAACTTCGCCGGGCACGGCGTCGGGCCGTACGACCTCAATGAGCAGCCGATGAAGACCGGCGGCGACGACTCAGCCAAGGGCATCGGCAAGATGGAGTTCGACGCGCTCCTCGCGCACAACGCCCGCAACTTTCTCCGTGAGGCGTCGACGGTGAAGGGGCAGAAGAACGACGAGTTCTGGAAGGCCGTCCAGACCGGCATGCCGCTCCCGAACCCGAAGCCGTCCTTCGCCTTTAACAAGTTCACCGCCATGCTGGAGGGCGCCGGCATCCGCGTCGACAGGCGCGGCTCGAAGATGTCCCTCCTGCCGCTCACCGACGCCGACGTGATGAAGCGCAGCGCCGGCAGCATCGAGAACAACAAGACCATCGTGGCGAAGAACCTGCGCCCCGAGAAGGGCGGTCTCTTCGACCCGCTGAAGACCGGCGGCAACCAGGGGACGCTCTACTCGCACATCGATCTGCACGAGCCGATCCCGAGCCCGGTGTTCAAGGAGCCGGTGCGGCGCCTGCTCAACATGACCGAGCGGCAGTACGAGCAGGCGATTCACGATCACGGCGGAGCTTGGTTCAAGAGCGAGCTCTCGAAGATCAACGTGGACTCGAAGCTCCAGACGCTCCGAGATCAGATGCGCACGGCCAAGGGTCCGGCGCTCAACGACCTCGTGAAGCAAGTCAAGTACCTGGAGGCGCTGAAGAAGAACAATCTTCGCCCCGAGAACGCGTACATCATCAGCAAGGTCCCCGTGATTCCGCCGGTGTTCCGCCCGATCCTCCCCGGCGTGCAGGACCCTTCGCAGCTGATGGTGGCGGACGCCAACAAGCTCTACGGGCAGCTCATGGACTCGCGCGACACGCTGCAGCGCACCGCCGTGGAGTCCGATCGCGGCAAGCACCGCCTCGACGTCTACAACAAGGTCGAGGAGCTTTACGGCGTAGCCTTGCCGGCGGACGCGAAGCTGCAGCAGCAAAAGGTCAAGGGTTTCTTGGCTACGGTCGCGGGCGTCGGGACTCCGAAGGGCGGCTTCTTTCAGCGGAAGCTCATGCGCCACACCCAGGACGTGTCCGGGCGCGGGACGGCCGTGCCGGACGCCAACCTGAACATGGACCAGGTCGGCATCCCTGAGCAGATGCTCTGGCAGATGCTCGACAAGCTGATCGTCGCCCGACTGATCCGCAAGGGCTACCCGGCGCTGCAGGCGCGCGAGATGGTGACGAAGAAGGACCCGGCTGCGCACCAAGCGATGCTGGAGGAGACCAGCGAACGTCCGGTCTGGATCAATCGGGCGCCCACCCTGCACCGCTGGGGCATCATCGCGGCCTACGCCAAGCCGGTTAAGGGCAAGACCCTGCGGGTGTCACCGTTCATCGAGACCGGCATGAACCTCGACTACGACGGGGACACGCTGCAAGTCCACGTGCCGGTGACCCCCGACGCGGTGACCGACGCGAAGAACATGACCATGACCAACCTCCTGCTGGCGGACCAGCAGCGGAACAAGCTCATAGCCTTCCCGCAGCACGAGGCGATCATCGGCTTCACCCACGCGTCAAAGGCCACGGCCGCAAAGGGCCCCGTGAAAACCTTCAAGAACCGGGAGGACGTGCTGGCGGCGTGGCGTCGCGGCGAGCTCAAAATGACCGACGCCATCGAGGTCAAGAACACCAAGCAAGCCGAAGACACCGAGGCGGACAATTACAGCCTGGGCGAGTCTCTCCCGGCGGCGTTCTCTAGTACCTCCCCCGAGTTGGCGCTATCCTATTTCCCGCCGGAGCACTTGACCGGCGTAGACGAGGACGAAGAGGACCCCCATGTTCCCCTTTCTCGATGACATGCTCGGCGGCCCCATGCACGGGGTAAAGGTCATGCGGGTGACGATGAAGTCGCCCGAGCTGTCTCACGCCGCCGACGCCGCCGACGACTGTGGCTGCGATCACATGGAGCTCCTCAAGGAAATCCTGTGCAAGAAGTACACGCTGATGTTGATGTACATCTCGTACGGAGATCAGCTGCGTGAGTTCTTCCGAGACGGCGTGTACGAGCACTTCCAAGAGCACATCGAGGAAGAGCGCAAGAGCATCTACGCGCTCAACAAGAAGATCACGGCCCTTGGCGGCGACGCTTCGGCGGAGCACTGCGACGTGCCATGCGTACACCTCGACGACGCGCGGGAGGTGTTCAACCACATCCTCCGGGTCGAGGAAGAGACCATCTGCCTCTGGTCAAAGCTCTTCCGCGCCACTGACGACGACGTCCCCCTGAACGGCATGGCGCAAGAGGGCGCGCAGATGGATCAGGCGCACGCGGATGACATGAAGCGGTACCTACGGAGTCATCGATAATGTCCAGAGGCGTCACCGAACGGCTAAAGGTCAATCAGCGGGGGTTCTTTCGCGACCCGCAGAACCGCTTTCACGGCGTAAACGAAGCGTTCAACCAAGCGGCTAAGCGCGCAGGCGAGAAGAGAGCTATGGCCGCGCTCGGGTTGGACCCTGAGACGCTAGAGAAGGACGCGAGCTGGAAAGACTATCTGCTGGCGTCCATGTTGTACGCAGCGGGAGAAGAGCCGCCCAAACCCTTGACGGCTAAAAAGTATCAAGCCCCGATCGCCCTACAGGTCGCGCACCACAATGTAGCGACGGGCAAACCCAACCCCGCAATCCACGCCGTCTTCAAAAAGTACGCCCTTCTTGACGAACAGGGTGAACCTATTGAGGCTGTGGCGAAGGTGCTGGCGCAAAGCAACTTCGGCTACGGGGACGATCCGACCAAGGGCATGCGCTCTGGCGATCCTACGTTTGGGGCGGACATGGGCATGCCCATGGAGACCGGTGATCGAAACGGACTGAGTCGCGGACTGTCGTACGGAGGAGTGTGATGATTACGAAGCAGGCGCTGGAGATCGCACAAGAAGTTGGCGCGAGGAGGGTGTTGGCTCGGTACGGGCTCGAAAAGGAGGCCAACGTCTTTGGAAACATCGCGTCTGGTGTCGGTTCGGGCGTGCAGAGTTTTGGGAAACATATGGCCAAGGGAAATGTCGGGAAAGCTTTCACAAAAGGGTGGAAGAACCTGGGCGAAGCCGGGCAAGGCGCCGCTATCGGAGCTGGCGCGATGTACTTGGGCAACAAGCTGATGAATAACCAGCGGCCCTACGGGTACTAACCCATGCCCACCACCGTCGGCCAATTCCTGATCAACGACGTGATGCCCGAGGGATACAAGATCTCGGGCCCTGTCACGAAAAAGGCGTTGCACGACCACGTGGTGGAGCTAGCCCGGAAAGACCCCACCAAGTACGTCCACACCGCGCTCGCTCTCAAGCGACGGGGAGACGAGATCGCGACCCTCGAAGGCATCTCGGTCGGGCTGGACGACATCGAACCCGACTACAAGATGCGGGACGCGATCGTGAAGCCGGCGCTGGCGAAGCTGGAGAAGCTCACTGACCGGACAGCGCGCAACAAGGTGATCACGGACGCGCAGGACGAGATGCTCTCGCTCACGAAGAATCACCCCGGGTCCATGACGCACATGGCGCTCTCCGGCGCGCGCGGTAATGCCGCGCAGCTCATGAAGATCGTGGCCACGCCGCTCGCGACGGACGACCCGAAGCGAGGGATCATGCCGCACCTCATCGATCGCTCTTATTCAGAAGGACTCACGCCCGCGCAGTATTGGATGTCCGGACCAGAGGTGCGCTACAACGAAGTGCGCGCGCGTATCTCGGTCTCCGAGCCCGGCGAGATGGCGAAGGTGCTCGTCAACAACATGATCGCCAACGTGGTGACGACGCACGACTGCGGCACGCACAACGGCGTAAAGATGTCCGTCGACGACGCGCACATCCTCGACCGCTTCTCGCAAGACTCGGCCGGACTCGCTCGTAATACCGCCATCACGCCGCAGATCGTCCAGCAGCTCAAGGCCAAGAACGTCCCTCAGATCCTCGTTCGCTCGCCGATGACTTGCACCGCGACCAAAGGCGTCTGCCAAATGTGCCAGGGGCACAATGAGAAGGGGCACCTCCACGCCATGGGCATGACCGTCGGCGTGCGCTCCGCGCAAGCGATGGCGGAGCCGCTCACGCAGATGGCGCTGTCCTCTCGCCACGGAACGCTTACGGTCAAGGGCGAGGTGAAGGAGCTCACGGGCCTGAAGGGAGTCCGTCAGCTCCTCGACATCCCCAAGGCGTTCAAGTACGAAGCGGTGCTGGCTCCGAACACCGGCGTTGTGAAGAAGATCGAGAAAGCTCCGCAGGGCGGCCACTACATTCACGTCGACACGAAGAAGATCTACGCCGCGCCGGATCTCAACGTGAAGGTCACGGTCGGGCAAGGGGTCGAGGTCGGCGACGCCATGACAGACGGCGTCCCGCACCCGGCGAAGGTCGTCGCCGCCAAAGGTCTGGGCGCGGGGCGGGCCTACTTCGTCGACGCGGTCCACAACCTTTACAAGGGCGAGGGCGTCAACCTGGACCGGCGGCACGTCGAACTCTTGGCGAAGTCCGAGATCAACCACGTGCGCCTGCTCGAAGCCGACCCAGATCACCCCGAGCTTCTCAAGGGCGACATCATCAACTACAACGCCTTTCGAGACGCGTACCACAAGGACGCCACCCGCGTGTCTGTCGACAACGCCGTCGGGCACCGCCTGGGCCAAGAGGTGCTACACCACACGGTAGGCACACCGATCACCCCGGCGCTAGCTAAGAGCCTGAAAGAGCAAGGCGTGCACGACGTCGCTATCAACAAGCGCATTCCTCAGGTAGAGTTCGTGATGAAGCCGTTCACCATGAACCCCCTCCTGGAAAGTGACTGGATGGCGCGCCTCGCCCACCGCTACCTGAAGAACACGCTGCAGGAAGCGGCGCAGTTCGGCGAGGTCAGCGACCTCCACGGTACGCATCCGGTGCCTGCCTACGCTTACGGCGCAGAGCTACACCACGGAGCGGCCGGTGCGTTCTAGGTTTGAAGAGCGACTTGACGGCGTAAAGATCGCCGCGATGAGCCGAACCTTTCGAAGGTATGGGCTCCAAGACCTTTTTAGAGATCGCGCGCACACTCCGACGGCGCCCGGCGCCTACAACAAGGCTGTAGGCGCTGGTTTGGGGATTGGTGACTTTTTCCGAGACATGCACCTTGGCAGCCCCGTGTCGCTCTTTGAAGCTCTGCAAGCTCAGTACAAGAAGACCAAGAGCGTCCCGAAAGCACTCGGCAACTACTTAAAAGGGGCGTACATCGGTCCCGGAATTCTTCAAAAGGTTGTCTCCATCGGGCTCCCGGCCGCGTTCTTGGGCGCTAATGTGCTCTCGGCGTCAGAGGAAGAACGGCCCGCCGCCCTTCTTCGTGGAGGGGTGGGCCTTGTCGCTTCGCCTTTCGTGGGGCGGCTGGGAGACGTCGGGATGGAACTATTGAGCGAGCCTGTCAAAGCTCGGGCAACGACGGACTAAACTACTTCCACCAGGATCAGGAGAAAATCGAATGACCACGCTGTTCACCCGCTCTCTTTTGAAGGGCATCTCCGACGGCCTTTCAGACGGAGGCGCCATGCCGCCCTTTGCGAACGACGACTTCGCTACGGGTATCTTCGACAAGGTGGCCGCAGACCTCGGGCTGCCGGACATCATCGACGAGCACCTCCCGAACGACGCCTACATTGCGATCGGCCGATCGCTGCTCGGGTCCGCCAAGGTGGCGCAGGCTCACGGCATCGTTCCGGACGGCGACACGCGGGCCCTCTCCAAGGTGGCGGCCGCGAACATCGCGCTGTCGGACCGGGCGCTCAACGCCGCGCTCTTCTACATGGACAAGGCCGCCGAAGAGGCGTCGCTGAACGGCACCGGCATCAACACGCCCGAGAGCGCCGCCGCGACCAACGCGATCGCACGGCTCGATCAGGCCAACCGCTCGTCGCTCCAGTACCTCGTGGGCATGGGCAATACCGACATGCCCGAGGGCGGCGTGATCGGCCGGCAGATGGCGCACCCGATGGCTCCGCAGGGCCCCGCCATCATGAACAGCCTGACCAACCTCGACAAGATGGCGGCTGCCGAGGAGCTCGCGGCTGAGGACGCGGAGCTCACGCCGGAAGAGATCGCGCAGCTTCAAGCGATGCAGGCGGAGGCTGGGGAGAAGGTCGGCACCGCGCTCATGTTCATGAGCGGGCTCGCCAACCGCGGGGCTCCCATCACAGGCAAGACGGTGCTGGCGTCTGCCGTTCTGGCGGACAGCGGGCAGACTGGTCTTCAGGTGATGGCCGATCTCATCGGCAACACCAAGACCGCCGAGGAGCTCGACCACCACCTCGACGAAGTGGTGGAGGCCGGAGGCGAGGAGGGTCCGGACCCGCATCTCGTCGAGGCGATCCAAGAGGCGCTGGAGGACGAGGCAGGGCACGAGCCGGAGCACGAGGAGAAGGCCGCTGGTGCGGTGCGGGATCTTGCCGAAGACATCTACGAGAAGGGCAAGAGCAAGGTTCGTGGCAAGCTGGTTCAAATCGGGGAGGACATTCGCGACGCGACCGGGACGCAGACGAAGGGCATGAAGACGCGGCGCGCGCTTCAAAAGGTGAAGGACGACGCGAAGGACGCGCTGGAGTCCCTCGGGCGCAAGTCGGTGAGGAGCGTTGTGCGGAAGGCCAAGGTT